TTCCTAATATTGTTATATATGGAGGCGGCGGGAGTTGAACCCGCGTCCGCCAGCGCTATTTTCTAAAGGATCTACGTGTGTAGCCTATTTATTGTTTTAACTATTAACTTACCCAAAAGGCAGGGAAGTCAATAGCTGTCCCGTTAAATTTAGCCTACCAAAACCGGGCGCTTGATAAGCGATCTTGTGATTGCGACCTTTATCTAATTGTACACAAGCACATAACTAGTAAAGGATTAGCTATAATTTTATTTCAGGCAGCTAATGGTAAAACGTCTTTGTCGTCATTTCTTGACGGTTGCAACGAAGATTACGAGTTACGTTGCCTACTCGACACGCACGTTAGATTTTGCAACCAACGTCGAAGCCAAATACGCCCCCATTATTATTATACTTATTATCTATCACACATGCAATCAAAATACTCTCTATAGCCTGTTTTTCTATAATTTTTTATTGTTGTTGTGTGATCTATTATATTGGGATCTGTTTTATTTCTATCTGCGTCAAGTTTATTCAATTTTTCTTCTTGAATACGTTTATAAATTTCTTCTCTATGAACTGAAACCTCTTTAGGAGCATTTACGCCAATTCTAACTTTATTGCCCTTTACCTCTAAAACCGCTATCGTAACATTATCTCCGATAACCAAACTTTCCCCAATCCTTCTAGTTAAAATCAACATCCAATACCATTCCTTATTTTCTAAAAAAGAAAGGAGTATATAAACAATAAGGTTATAAAAGCAATATATATTAATAATAGTATAATGCTTATGTCATGCCACCACCTATGTTTGTATTTATTGATAATGTAAAACAAGCAATTTTACAAATACTAATGGAAATAATTGTAAAAAAAGTTATAATTAAATAATAAAGGAACAAAGGAGAAAGTTTAAATGGTTTCAACAACGATTTTAAAGGCAAATAACGCAATAATCAAAAATACCAACAACAAAATAAAAACGTTTATTAAAGCTAGTTCAATAACATTGTGCATATTGTTATCTATGGCAGCTGTTGCAGATATATCACCCTACTTAGGAGCTGACGTTGGAATAAAAAACGTTGGTTTTAAAAATGGTTTCGGTCACAACTTATTTAAAGGATCTCACAAAATGGGTCGTGCCTTTGTCGGGTTTAAATTAATAGATAATTTAAACTTGGAAGCCTCTGTAGAAAAGACCTTAGGAAGCAGCAAAAAAGGTAATAATAAAGTTAAATTCTTCAATATAGGCACAAGCCTAGTACATAATTACATATTACCATCTTGCGGGAACTTAATATGGTTAAATGGCGTGGGCATTAAACAAATAAAAGTAAATCTTAATGCACCACTAAACAATGGGGCAATTAGTGTTAACAAATCTAAATTGGTTATTACTGCATTAACTGGTATTGAATATATGTTTAATGAATATGTTGGCATGAGAACATTATTGAGTTACGAGCATACTTCCAAATTAAAGACCATTGATAATAATGTTGCAATTAAACTTAGAAATAGTTTAGGCATGTCTTCTGGTGTGGTTGTAAGAATATAAAAACTAATACAAATATTAACTTTAATTAATAGCTATCTCCATAGTATTCCCTGCTAGTAATATTGCAGGGGTTTTTATGTAGGAATTTTGTATGCCAAACAACGTATGCGATCCAAGTAATATAAACAATATGATAGTTGAAGATCTAGAAAATAGTGATAGCTACAGAAGTAGTATACATACTATAGTATATTCACCTACTATGTGTAATCGAATATCGGAAACAGAATATAATAGGTTATTCCCAATGATAAGGGCTAACATAACACGACTTATCTATGATTTTGATTCACTTAAGATACCAACAATTCAAGTATATTGTTATCTAAAGACTAAGATATATAAAGAAGGATATTCTAATCTAGATAATCACGAAAGAAATTTATTACATGAATTAACCAATCTAAATGCGCACGGTATTATCTTAGATAATTATACTGAAAGACACCAATTAAGAAGAATATCAAGAACTAGACCAAGATTACGGCTCACTTCTTAAATTTGTTTGTATACAATAAATAAAGATGGCAACAATGAAAATACCTACAAGCCAAATTAATATCACTCATATGCTATGCAATTTTACTCTAGAATGGTAAAATTATAACCACCATAAATAATATTTATTTATCAAATAACAATATAGACAATTCATCACACAAGCAAGTTATCTTATCATATAAACTATATAACTCTTGCTCATCTGTCTTGCACGACAAACCATGCTTATCATATAAACAGCGTAATTCAAACATATTATTTGATGCTTCCTCTGTAAATACTAAGAAGTGACGTAATTGCTTATAAAGATGATTAAGACGTTCTCTTAAGTCATTATTTAATACTTGTTCAGAGCTCAAGATATTTATTTTATGATTCATTAGCTTTCCCAATTTTACGCATTAAAAATCGTCGGTGGTATATGTTTTTAATATATTAATTACAAGTTAATTATAATCATTTAAAACCAAGAATTATAAATTGTGGCAACCTATCTAACGTCAAGCAAACCCAATGAACAAAATTAAAGCTTTACAACACAATAGTTACTTGTTAACATAGTTACATATTAACAGCAGAAGGTAGAGATAAAGTGACAAAAGTTATAAGCCTGGTCAACCAAAAAGGTGGTGTAGGTAAGACTACTCTATCCGTATGTTTGGCATACGAAAGTTATCTGTCAGGTAATCGCACACTATTAGTTGACGTAGATCCACAGGGTTCAATCATGAGCTGGCTTGATAAAAGGTTGTGTGACTTGCCAGACAAGTTAATGGTAATAGCCATGCCAAAGGTAAACCTAAAGAGAGGGCTAAAAAATATTAAATATGATTTTGATACAATTATAATTGATACCCCACCACGAACTTCCGATCTAACTATTTCCGCCATATTGGAATCAGATGTTGTGGTAGTTCCTTGCACTCCTTCATTGTATGATGTATGGGCAACTAAGGAAACCATTGTACTAATAAGAGATTCCTTAGCATATAATGAAGATCGTAAGTTTGTATTTGCAATTAATCGCAAGATTGTGGGTACAGTAATTGGGCGAGTCACTAGAAAAGCTATACAAAATCTAGGTGATGATCTTAAGATTATGACATCCGAAGTATCACAACGGGTAGTATTTGCGGAAACGGCAGCTATAGGGTTAGCAGTACAAGAATGTCAAAAACAAAACGATATACATGGTAAGGCGCAAGCAGAAATATCTTTATTATATAACCAAATATGGGATTATACACATAACACAAACAACGGAGGGAACAATGAAAAAAATTATATTACAGGCCAATAATATAGATAAAGATAACAAGGATAATAAGATAGAAAAAAGCAACAAGAAAGACTTTAAAAAAGATATTGAGAATACAATAAAAAAGCGTATTACATTTACTGTACCTCCTGAAATACACTCCGAATTTAAATCAAAGAGTGCAAAAAATGGGCTTGAAATGAGAGATGTATTATTGGAAGTTGTTAAGGATTATTGTAAAAACAACTAATAGTAATAATTAAAAACAGCATGACATAAACATAAAATAAACGATTGGAGATAATACATGAAAATATTAAGTTTCGATCTCGAGTGTAACCAACCAGGAGCTAAGATAATAGAATTAGGATGGTGTATTGGTGATACAAACACCCGTGAACTAATAGATATACAATCTATAATTGTTAACCCTAAAGAGCGCCTTTTACCAAAGATAGTTGAAATGACCGGTATAACCCAGAAAGATGTTGATAACGGAGTATCGTCAGTAGCGGAAGCATATCTTAAGATGGAAGAAGCAGCCAAAAAGTATGGTTGTCTAACCACTCCTATACAATGGGGCGCTGGAGATGGATTTGAGTTACGCTATCAAATGCTTGGAACACACAACTATATTGCCGACCGTATAACCAACAATCAAGACTCCACCTTAATGTGGAACTTTGGTGGTAGAGAAATAGATGTAAAAGCAGTATATCAATCCTACCAAATAGCTATTGGAAGTAAATTTAAAGGTGGTCTAATGGTTGCAACCAAAGCTCTTGGCTTAAACTTTTTGGGTATACCACATAGAGCCAAGGCAGATGCTACTAATACCTTTCTTGTGTATTGTGAGTTGCTTGCTAGATACAGGGATACACAATCAGAACAACTAAAAACTAGTATTGCAACCAATAGAAATTTATATCAAGAACTTAAGAAGAGCCTTAAGGAAGCAGGGGCGCTTAAGAAAGAGATATCCTTTATACTGAAACCTAAAGAACACCTTAGCCCAAAAGATTTATTTTATACATCTAATATTGATTTTGATGATAGCAACATACATAAAGATAAAAACTTAGGATAACAAGATGAAAAACGACATAAAGCCATACCTCATAAAAAATACCAATAGTTTACGATTTTTACGGTTACCACAAGTAAAAAATAAAGTTGGACTATCTCGTTCTTCCATCTATCTAAAGATGAAAAAAATGAATTCCCACAATCAATTAAGTTAAGTGTTAGATGTGTTGCTTGGGTGGAGAGTGAAATAGAAGAATGGATGAATAAGATTATCCAACCTAGACAAAAGATAACATAAAAAATATAACAAGTAATAACTAAGCAATCAAAACAAAATATAAACAGCAAGATATAAACAATAGGATATACAATGAGATTAACAGATACCAAGATTCGTTCTTTAAGAGCAAAAAACAAACAATATAAGGTTAATGATGGTAATAGTCTGTTTATAGTTATAACACCAACTAACCACAAATATTGGCGCTACAGGTATGTCTTAAACAAAAAAGAAAAACTAATGGCTTTAGGTGTATATCCATATATTACCCTATCAACAGCTCGCACTAAAGCTATGGAAGCTAAGGTTTTATTAGCACAAGGGATAGATCCAATGGAACAACGTAAGGTAACCAAGCAAGAAATCACCCATAAACAATATATCTCTACAGTAAACACTTTTGAAAACTTAGCGAGAGAATGGCATACCAAGACGTTAAACAAATGGAGCAAAAGACACGCTGCAAGAATAATTTATAGCCTTGAAAAATATATCTTCCCCTGGGTGGGTAATCGCCTAATATCTGAAATAAAACCAATGGAATTATTAATATTAATACGTAATATTGAGCATAAGGGCATCATAGAAACCGCACACAGGGTCTTACAAAGATGTGGTAAGGTCTTTAAGTATGCGATTATTACCGCAAGAGCTAAAGTAGATCCATCAGCTGTCCTAAAGGGTGCGTTAGAGCCTGTGCAAACACGACATCATGCCAGTATAACCGACCCAATAGAGATAGGTAAGTTGTTGCGGGCTATAGATGTATATGGTGGAAACCATATTACTAAGGTAATGCTAAAGCTTGCACCCTTACTGTTTGTTCGCCCTGGAGAACTAAGACAAATGGAATGGTGCGAGATTAATTTTGACACTGCAGAGTGGCGAATACCTACCACAAAGATGAAAATGAAGTCACCACACATAGTACCATTATCTAAACAATCTATTCATCTACTGCTACAACTAAAGACTTTAACTGGTAATAGTAGATACGTCTTTCCTAATTTCCACAATAGCAATAAGGTTCTGTCTCAAAATACTATTAATCATGCCTTAAGGAGGCTTGGGTATGCCTCTAGCACTATGACGGCGCATGGTTTTAGGAGTATGGCGTGTACTCTGCTAAACGAGCAAGGATGGAACAAAGATGCGATAGAAAGGCAGTTGGCCCACTCAGAACGCAATAATGTTAGGGCAGCATACAACTATGCTCAATATCTACCCGAAAGAAGACAAATGATGCAAGAATGGGCGGATTACTTGGGATCATTGTCGCGCCAAGTTATGTTGGCAACTTAAATACGGTAATATCCTAAATAACATACAATATCGTACTTAAGTGGGATATAATTAATCTAATTCAGCGCGCGCTGTTAGTGTAAGGCTGGGATAGTAGTGATGATGAATTACCAAAAGCTAAGCATCACAAACCAGACAGCTAAATCTGGGTAATTAAATATCCTCTCTTAAACGATCCTTTTAAGTACATAGGTACATAGTGGCAAACGGTAGCTTCCGCAACATTGGTGGGACTATTTGAGCTATAATAACCCTGATCTTTCGTAAGCTATTTACACATGGTTTATCTTACCCTGATATTTGGCCGGGCGCTATGTAACACCAGGCCTATTTCCTATTAAGCTGTTCTAAAGCTATTTCTATATGTTTTTCTTTCATAATAGCTCTTTTCCGACTATTCCAATCAGGGTTTTCTTGTTGCCAATTATATACTCCATCAATTACTTCAAAAAGTTGTGGATCTTTTTGGTTGATCCTTTGGTAGTTCAATAAAACCCAATGTACAGTAGACAATAATTCCATGCCATAAGGTGTCTCGAAACCATCAATTAATTCAGCAACTTTATTAATTCTTTCAATACTGTTGCTGGAAACTTGTTTAAGGAATAAATTAGCATTTTCTAATGAGCCTTCCATTAATGAAATTTCTGATTTAGTGCTGCCATCTCCAACCCCGACAAGGTAATGACCTTCCATTTGATTAAGTACATGACGCAAGTTATCAGCGTAAGGACCATACTTGTTTTTATAAAAATTTAGTTTAAGATCTTCTCCAAAAACTTGAACAAAATAACATAATTTTTGAACTTCAATCTTACTAACCTGGTAGCGCATCTGATTATAAATTGACAACAATTTTATAATTACAGCTTTAGCAACGGTCATTTTAGGTTTTTGTGTACGTATATCCATTTTATTTTTTACAACTGTATAATTGGGCTTAAATAGATATACATCAATATGATCTTCTAATATTTCAAAATGTTGTTTTATGAGGCTCAATACCTCTTGCCAATTTAAACCACCATTCCCGCAACCAAGTGGAGGGACAGAAATAGATTTTATAGAATGCGTTTGTATAAACCGTATCAAATCTTTTAGGCCTTCTTCGATATAAGAAAGTTTAGATTTTTCTTTCCAATGATCTTTAGTAGGAAAATTTACGATATAGCGAGGAGACTCTAAACATGGATCAAACTCATATATAAATATTTTACCTGGACGTACCAAATTTTTCTTACAAGCTTTTTGATAAGCCTTAAAATTATCTGGCCATTTTTGTTTAAATTGAAAAGCAATTCCTTTACCCATAACCCCAACACAATTGACGGTATTTACTATAACATCAGTTTTTTCTTTGAGTAAATCAGTGTTTTTTATACAGATATTCATATATTAATTAATAATACCATTCTGGTTTTTTAATTACTATTTTTGATTTAACATTAAAATTATTGAATAAAGTTTTTACTTTTTCAGCAATATCTTCATTTATTGTAGCAATTCCTCGTATAAATTCCCATGATAATTCCTTGAAAACTAAAAACTCAGCTTGTCTAATTTCTTTACGATCAACCCACATAGGGTTATCATGGTTAGAATTCCAAATTTCAGAATATCCGCCTTTCAAAGGTGGCTCGAAAAAGATCTCCCATTTAATTTCGTTTAAATACGAAAGTTCAGTAAAAAACTGAGCATGACGTAACACTGGGTGCCTATCGCTAAAAATAAATTTTAAATTACCTTCACCTATATCTTGAGCTCTAGTTACTAGATATGTTACCCTATGTTTCATACTCCAACAGTTGTTGGAGTTGTTGTTATAAATGATTATTCCAACTAAAACTTTCGAATTCGAGGGAAGATTAGAATATTGATGGTTGAACAGGTCTCGAGCCCATATATTGAGTAATCATTATCGCGATTAGAATACCAAATGTTTTTACCACTTAAACTATCAACCACAGAAGCAAGTTAAACAACTATATATTATTCTATCACCTATATATTATTTTATCACATATAGCTGGGCAAGGTGATTTGGTTATAATATCTCTAGTTGTAGTATTAATTTTAATATCTTCATTTAAAACCTGATTTATACTGTTTTTATTTTTCATCTTAATGTTTCCTATAACCAACAAATACCCCAATAATTTCAACCTTTTTTCATAACATATTTTATATACCTAATAACCCTGGTAATTCTAGCAATTTTATTGCGCGTGAGTAAAATGGAGCTGACTCCAGTTTACTCTTATATAAAATAAATATCTATGAATACCACGTTTTAAGGGTTTTTATGTCCTCTATTATTTTTTTTCTTTCTTCCAGGTTAATCGACTGATCCTCCAGTGAGCGGCAAACACTCCAAGTATAATCAGCTAATATTCTCAAGAAATTGATTACACTCCTGATGGCTTCGTGATTTATATGAGCCTCTTCCTTGTTAGGGGTTTCATCTTCTAATAATTTTAGGATCTCATTTTTAAGTGACGGTATTAAGTTAGTTATACAAATAAGTTTATCGGCTCTAGCCTTACGGTGGGTCATCTCTATATGGCTTACAACTAAGGGTTTATTAAATATTATTTCTGTAGACATACTGTTCTCCATTATAGTTTTTATATTTATAAAGTCATGCAACTAACAATATTTCTGGTTGGTGTCCGGTTTGGGCGAGGGTTGTTTGTTAGCTGTATAACGATCTTTAACCTTTTGCCACTCTATAGCTAATCTGTTTAGAGCCTCAACAATATCATCATCTGCTCCCTCTACAGCACAAGGACATCCAATAAACTTAAGTAAGAATCTAGGGCTTTCATCCTGTTCTACTATAGTAAACTTGAAACCATCAAATATATCTAGTGAGTTTTTTAAATCTGTTATTGCGCTATTATTTGCTTCCATTACATCGGCAACAAAATCTACATCTCCCATGCTTTTACCGTTATGGACAGATGTTGATTGTAACATTCTTAATCCTATTATTATCGCTGAGGTTGTTGTACCTTGTATAAAGGCAGTTATATAAGAGTTTGAATAACCTTCTTTTTTTAATCGCTTCTCTATTGCTAATAATGATGCGTCTGATAAAAATTTAGTAGTGTTAATGTTAATTATATTCATGATTCATTCCCCTATGGTTTGTAATTACATATTATGTTTAAACAAAACAATACAACACATAATATATAATTTTTATCCTATCACGTCCCACCAGACTTCACAACCCAAACACCATTGTTTATCCTAAGTTGTACCCACATTGTCTCTGGGCACACATCTATATCATTAGGCCAGGGCCAAGTTGCTACGCCACGTACAATTTGAACCTTATTAAAAGCTTGTATATCACGTAGTTCCCTAAAAACCCCAGGACATTCACTCATAATTAATTGAGTATAATCAACAATACCACCACTACCATCAACAAATGTTACCTCTATTTTATAATCTGGCAATGCTTTTATACTTGTTAGATGGTATGATGGTTTACATACTATATTTTTACGTATTAACTTTTTATTTTTAGCAACCATATTACTTACCTCTTATTTAATCAGTACAAATAAGTTCGCTCATATCTTCTACACATTCTCTATAAATCTTCTTGGCATCCTTCCATTTTAAGTACGCAGTACATGCATATATTTTCTTAGGGCGCCCCAAAAAAACAAAAGGATATTTTGTTTGTTCTACTTTTGATTGAAACAACCAATCAAACAAAAGTTTGTTATCATTATTTGATATTTGCCAAAGTTTTAATACATTACCCTGATTACTATAAACATTAATCATGAATTCTTTTGATAACTTAAGATAATTATTTTCCCAACAAACTGGATCTCCTAAATCGCGATTTAATAAGTGAGATCCAAACGCAACATTTGGTGATTTAAGTTTTATTATTTCTATATCAAGAGTATTTTTTATTCTATCAATTTTTTCATCTAGAGATTCTTTATCTACTATAATATCATCTCCCCATACATCTTTTTCTTTAACAATTTTCTCACCCTTTAATTTCCAGACATTTAATGGTATCGAACTAGTAGCTGCTAGAAAATTCATCCTACTTGTTATTTGTTTATATAAATTTATATTATTTAATAAGCAATATAACACGGCTTCTTCGGTATCAAGATTTGATATTGGCGTGACGCAGTTGCTTAATGGTATATATTGCAATAATTCAAAATTAAAATATTCTTGTTTAAGTCTCATTTTATTTTTCCACCTTACCCATCTTGTCATGTTAATCCTCTTGTATTGTTATAATTTATATTGTTACTATTCTTCTTCATATTCTATTTCTTCGTCGTCATCTTCATATTCTATTTCTTCGTCGTCATCCATATGAACATTACCTGTATAATAACGCACCCCCATATCCACCCTCCAATAAATTGTTAACCATACAGATTACCATGATTATATTTTTTTAACAAAAATAATTATGCGAGTTGCAGGGATGAGTTTTCGGAGAATCATAACGTTACTAGTTGTTAAGACACAGCATATGAAGCCAAAATACATATAATTATAATATTTTTGGCTCGTCATAACGCATAGTCGGCCAATGCAAATATAAATTATACATTTTTGGCTTAATATAGGTTGTAACCAGCCAAAACATCTTATACAATAGATATTGTTGGCTAATTCTGAACTATTAAGAGAAAAAACAGGCTTTGAAAACAAGTATGCAAACTAATTTAATAATTGGACGCACACACAGTTTAGATGACTCTCCCTTATAACAACTATAGCTATCTAAAATTAGATTCTATAGTGTGTATATGTTGGGTTTGTAATGATACCTCTACTATCATTAACAAGTTGTGGTATATCTTGACTAGTAAACCCGCACCCATTGATACCAATACTAGCATTGTACTCATGCAATACTCGTTGCCCTGCCTGTTCCCAACTAACTATCGAGTGCTGTGTAAAACCATATCTAGATAGATTATAGTTGATACTATCTTGTATAACCTTTAGGTCCTCCACGTGCGAGCTAAACAACTTAATGAAGAAACTTCTTAAGCCTCCAACGCTAACAACGGTTTGCCAGAAAGCTCTAGTACATGCACCATTCTTGCCCGTGTCTGCCGATGTCTGGTTCTCCTCGCAACCGCTAATCACCCTGAGATCGCCACCATGAGCGCTAGGTGTGCGCATACTAAAGGTACACTTCTTATGGCCATGTATGTGGCTGTGGGTACCAGTATCACGATTATAACTATATTTTGGCATACCTCTAACACCATCACCTTTTACCCTTGGAGAAAAACAACTGGCTGCAAGCTTTTTAATGCCAATCTCTGGAGCATCTATTATATACCCACCGCTAGCAAGCAATTTAAACTCCGTCACACTCTTGATTGGGTTATTATAGTTTTGTGCCAGCATTTTAGGTATACTGTTTACTCTTATAGCTAAAGCTCTCTCACCAAACGACTTATACAAGGTATCATCCATAGGGGTAAGCCAAACCTCTCCTCTAGCACGAACGTATATCCAATATGATTGACAAGTTATTATGCTAACTACATCGTTATGATTTTCACGATAGACGCCAAGACCTTCTCCATTATTACTTGTTACACCACCAGATGGATAGTGAGCTAGATCATTCTTTAGGTCACCGATAGTACCCGAGTGGCAAGAATCGGATAACATTAAGAATCGTACGCCTTGTGGCACCCTAGAGATTATATCATGTATCTCGTCATCGGTTATTTGACTGTCTAACGTTATTGGTGTACCGTTATTTAGCGCTCTCCGTGGGGTTCTAAAGTCAATTGGGCAAATAGTTTCATCGTATCCATCTTCTTCATCACCATCAAGATCTGGTACTTGGCTACCATGTCCGCTATAATGGAATATTAAGGTGTCGCCAGCAGTGGCGCTAGATACCATAAGAGCTAGCCTGCTAAGTATGTTAGTTCTAGTTGGTTTAAGGGTTGTATCATCCGTAAGTAATTCTATTAATGCATTTGGGTATTCGGATAGGATACCTTGTTTAGTCGTTAGGGCATCATTAATACACCCACCTAGTTGGCACTGGGTGCCACGATAATTAATTCCTACTAGTAATCCTTTTACTGTATCTATTTCCCTACTTTTTTGTTTCTTAGGCATTATAACCCCTTGTATGGTGCTTTCTAATGATTCTTGTTTGACGATATTAATTATTATAGTATTAACTTACAAGACATAAAACAAGACATAAAACAAGATATAATCAATGAAATCATATTATATACCACAAAAAATGGTGAGGTTAAAATAGATGTTTTGTATAGTGGCGAAAATATTTGGCTTACACAAAAGAAAATAGCTTTGTTGTTTGGAGTAAATGTTAGAACTATAAGCGAACATCTTAAAAATATATTTGAAAGTGATGAATTGACTAAAGATTCAGTTTGTCGGAATTTCCGACGTACTGCTGTAGATGGCAAAAACTATACAATGCAAGCGTATAACTTAGATGCTATTATTGCTGTTGGTTATAGGGTCAACTCTAAACAAGCTACTGAATTTAGGGTCTGGGCCACAAAGATTCTTAAAGACTTTATAATTAAATGTATAAAGGATAATTCAATATATATGGCTAATGATAAAAACAAATTACCTAACCAGTTAAACTATCTAGCACAATCATTCTAGCACGCTAGCCTTAAGTTCAAGATAGCATCTACTGTAGAGATCGGAAAAAGAATGGATAGATTGCGCGCCCTCTGTAAGTTGGTGCTAGGGAAAGATAAAGAAAGATTTGATGACAATGGTTCTAGGCAATTTATTTTAACGGATGAAAGCATACTATCGGATTTCTATATATACAATTTAAATACTTTGGCAATCAAGGTAAATCAAGTATTCAAGGTTAAAATTCCCCATATAAATTTATAGAACCACTATGGAGATTATTGGATCATTGTATTATGGATAATACAATATAGTATAAATTAAGTAATGAACAACCAAGGCAGGCGTAACCTGAGACCTTGGTTTTAAATTAAAAACCTAATCAGAGATAAAATTATGAACTAAATATTTAATGTTCTAATTATAGAAATAATAGTAAATTTTTTATATGTTTCAACCTGACTATATAGAACCTAGATAAGATGTTTGATATTATCAAGATACAACCTAAATAAAATAGGAATGGATAAAAATGGAAGATATAACTACTCCTGATGCACCAGTAAATATAAAGGAACAAGTACAACCACAACAAGAAGCACCATTACAGCAAGGACAAGAAGAGTATCCCGCAACAGGTAATACAGGTATAATAAAATCATTCTACTTACGTGAGTATGGATTTATCAGACCCAAGAAGGCAGGACCAATGGTATTCTTTTCATCTAAAGATTTTAAGGATATAAACCACCTTAAGGTAACCTACGATGTAATAAAACAAGAGGATGGTAGACTTAAGGCTGTAAACATAAGATTTGTAAGCATACTAACCAACAAATGGGGTCATAAGGATAAAGGGCATACAAACAAAGGTTACACGAAACACAAGGCTCCTTTTGTAATGGATGATAACAATAATAAATACGTACCACCAATTAACAAAAGATTTATGCCAGAAAATGCTTTAAAGCGTAAAACAAATTATAATACGACAAGTAATAATATAAACGGGCGGAACACAATAAAACCTACTATCACAATTAAGAAAAGAAGGTACATCGATAAACTATTAACTGATTCCTAATGACCACCCAATACAGCCCTATAAGCAACAATAAATAATTGTTTGCAATCTAATATTACCTCCTGTATACTGATATTATATTTTATATTCATTCCTGTAAATTTAAAATATGGTTAAAAATAATGTTAAACAGTAAACAGCATATACTGTTATCCAAACAAGAGGCACGGATTGCCTAATAGAGTTCGTGCTTATCCTATGGAAGACCCAATTAACATTCGTTTTTGATTAGCTTAACACTAAGAAGATTTTATTAGTACTTTAGACAGCTTGACAGAATTGGCTACACTCTATACTCCTAAACAGGAAGGGTTATGACAAAACACCTTAATTCTTTAAAAAGCACGTTTAATTAATTGTTGATGCCTAGATTCATATACAACCCCACCCACCCGTTAACCAGTCGTTTTTACCAGGTTTAATTATGGGGATATTTATAACTAAACAATGCACAGTAAATATGCAAATGTGATTCAGATTTATTCTAATGAAATATAAATCAATAATTAATGCAATCGAAATGATACAATTCAACCATATTCTTATTGTTCGCCTTGTCTTTCTCTTAGGTTTGCTACCGAATAACCAATACACTTGTTGTTCATTAGGATTAGCAACGGGTTTTGGCGTAGGTATATCATAAACTACTGCTTCGTAGTCATTATTAATAATGTCAACATCCTTGTTAACAATATTAATAATGTTATGGTCTTGGTAATGCCAACACACAAGATTGCCCTGCTTTGGCGTTACCAATTAGTGAACCCTTTACAAATCCACTTACAGCGCCTTTAACAATACATTCAGGATTTTCTGTTATAATTGCCTCAGGTACCTTAACAGCTGCACCTTTAATCGTGCCATTAAGCTGTTCAGCTCTAATTATTTGTTGGTCTTTTACACATACCACATGAGATTCAGCTGTAACATCTTTAGCAGGTTTTAATTCTACTTTATCACCGCTACTACTAGAAGACTGTGAGCTATAAGGGTGAAATCTCTCTGATGAACTGAATTTATGCAAAATTGAACCTGGCGCACTCGGATGAATCCCAGGGGTCAATAAATCGTAAAAACTTTTGGTTTCAGGACTTACAGGTTTTTCAATAGCAGGAGTACCGTTGTCGTACCCATAATGGATACCAGGTGCTAAGGATGCGAAAAAGTCGTTGCTTGCTTCCTTACCCCCCTCTGCCTGCTCACCAAGATCGTGCTCTTGCTGTTGCAGCTCCTGTTGTTCTTGTGTCTTTTGTTGCTTCTCGAGAGCAGCCTCATATCGCGCCTGTGTACCCTTAATCAACATAATCATAAGGAAATCTGGGCACCCAACTTTGGTAGCTTTTTCCATTAAACAGATAGCATCCTTATATCTTTCTACCTGCGCAAGCTTATCGGCTTGATCTATTATTTTATTTACCTCAGCGGCCTTCATTAAATCTTCTTCTTTACCCATAAGTTCTCCAGTTAATGGTTGTTATCTTAGTGTACTAATAGCATAATTGAAATCACTAGACAATAAGATAATGTTAGTCATATAACTAAATAGAAAAGGGGTATGGAATAGGGTCGAACTTACATTGTGGGATCCGAAGAAAACTTGGCGCGCAAATCTGGGGTATACCCCTTAATATTGGTTGGCTGGCTAGTTTTAAAAATTTTGGAAATTATATTTATTCTATAGTTAGTTATTAGTATAACTGTAAGCCTTAAATAGTTTAAAGTTTTATTTATAGGGGATATCAAGTCGGGGTACAATTATATAAGAAAAACAATAACTCCATATTCTATATAGAAAAAACCTTCAAGTATGATTCCATGTATAGTAATCATACCGTTGTTAGTTAGAAAGACCAGCGCAAATAGATTCACTTACTACATCATCTATTATAGGTTCGCTGGTAGATATAATGGTGTTACTCTCCATTTTTTCCTTTATATCTTCTATTTCCTTCATTAGCACAGTAGTTTCTATAACCTTAGCCTCTTGTGCTACCGCGTTCATTAAACTAAATACTTCCTGGGGGGTGAGTCTTCCTTCTGTGGTTGCCTGTTTAATGCTGTTTATTTGCTCTTGGAGTGTGCCTACGAGATTTATGGGTACGCACGCAGCCCTTTTTCTATTAGTGCCATTGTAGATGGTTCTAATGCCGTCCAAGTCAGCTATGGAGGCGCCCTCCTTTTGTGCCAGCTCGATAGATTTACGATAGTATAGCTCAAGCGCTATTGGCTCGTATTTCTTTTGTAAGAAAGGAATATAATTTGGAACGCCTAAAGCGCGCGGTTTTCCCCCTGGATTTCCTGATTCACCTTTTTTATACATAGTTGGTTAACTAATTTAGATAGCTGAATGTTTGACGATAATGTTCGTTCAGTTAACTATATTACAATAAAATTTTTTCGATCATCCGTCGACCTATATCTTACTGGTTAACTAAACATCCTGACCAACTAATAGTTGGTCAACAATTATACCAAAATAATAAGCCAATCGTATAACTTTGTCAACGATCGGTAATAAAGTACCATTGCTTGAAAATATTTCTTAAAGGGTGTTGACAAGCTGGTGCGGTTATGTAATTATGTAATTATAACAGGAGGACCAAATTATGAACACAATCAAGACAATAGTATTATGGCACGCAACAATATTAATGATTTGTGCTTTCCTAGTAGGAATAGCAATAATTAGGAGCAAACAATTAACAACAAACATCAAAGAGATTGCTAAAATCAAAGCCCAACTAATAGTAGACAGATCAAAAACATTCATCCACAAAATGTAAAAATTAAGAGGATAAAACTATGAGCGACAAAATAATAAACGTAAAATTTAAAACAACACAAAGTAAAAAAAGTAAAATAAATATCCAGGAAGGAGCTTCATTACATTTAAACAAAATAGTTAACCCTCACCTTCTTGAATTAATAAATAAATGTCTTGCTAATTATAAAAACGAGGAGGCCATTATTACGGCTGCTATAGATACCCAAATACTAGGGATCGTTGGTGAACAAAATTATATAGATATACATTCTTTTATTGATAAATCTTTGGATGAGACAGACTATAAACTATTTTTTTCATCAACTATTATTTACTTAATAACAATTATAGTTAAACAATTAGCTTTCCCTGATAAACTCTTTAACAATAACCGCTGTGTTTGCTAATATAGAAATATAGCTCAAATTACCGCAAATTGAGACCGATTTTTTTAAAAAAACTTTTGCCTTTATTCATTCTATAGGCTGGCCTGTTTTCCCTTTCATAGATCATTGGAACACCAATAACAGAATCACATGTACTGCACTCTAATTTAGGTGCTTCAGATTTTTTGAAATGTTCAAATTGCCTTTTATTAAGCTCTTTAGGCAAATGGATTCTATCAAGGTAGCAACGTAATAATTCACCAGGACCATCTTTTTGATAAGTCATAATATAATTATTACATTTACTGCAAAATATTTGTAAGAGTTGTGGAGTACCTCTGCATTTAGTATAGCTATTGTATATCATTTTAATTTTATTATCTGTATCGTTATTATTGCTTTGGTTACTACTTGTTGGCCTTCCATCTTGTGTAATTTCTTGTTCATATAAACTGTTTGTCTTTGCTTTTTTATGGTTTGAATAGTAGAATAAGCTTTCTTGGGCATTGCTCCTGTCTCTTTTCAACATATTAAAAATCCTTGTAAGCGCTTGTGTATTGTTTAAAGTATAAAATTATATTATTATAAATAATAAATTCAACAACTTATAAATTTACTTTTATATTTATTATTAGCCGATAAATATGTTTACTTCACGAGCACACCCAGTAAAAATTTTTTTATCTGGCCCAAGTAAGATTGGCAAACACAACCGCCGTAAAACAAAAAAAAACTTTACTACTACGATTGATAGCTTGATAATACTATTAAAAATATTTGGGTTAACAAATAATGATGTTAATAAACAATAAGAGATAGGAAACCTTAAAACAAACACAGGAAATAAATATGAATAATTTTAGGCACGAATACTGGTTAGCCATTATCAAAGCTCAATTAATAGTTGAGCTTTGGAGCGAGAATTATAAATCAAACCCCATTCAGCACTACGGTAATTGCGCAACAGCAGCCAGCGAGGCCAAAGGATATTTAGTTGGTTTAGGCATGCTTGCTTCCAACAACATCCCCGTCACCAAAAATGAAATACCAACACAAATGGTAGAAAAATTTATAATAGGTCTTAATACTCATCAAGCAAGTGTTGTAAAAAACATTAATCTTCAAACAAACCCAACACTACAACACGAGATGGTTAATCAAATTTCTTATGGCTATAACCTAATAGAATGTCTAGATCGTGATAGTATATATGACTTTCTTTGTTACTTATCTGGGTGGCAGAAATATAATCCAGCACAAATAAATTATTTAGAACAATATATCAATGAATATTTACTATCTGATAATTATTTAATGCAGGTGTTGATTAAGGGGTTCTGAGAATAAAAAATAACATAAATAATATATAAATCAAAACAGGAGATAAAATGACAAAAACAGTGGCACCATCATATAACGAACAAAATAATGAACCAAAAGCATACAAACTAAAGAGAGATTTAAAAAACAAAATAGTTGAATCCTTTAATTTAATAGATTTTCTAGAAAATAGCCTTAAAGAAATAATTATATCGTTTTTCAATTATTTTGAAGATGAGCACGGACCAAAAACACACGAACAAGATATATTGCTTGCTGAATTGTTTAATAATATTAATAAAGTACATATTCACCTTAATTGGCCACCATTATATTGTGATATAGAAAAATTATATGAGTTATTGTATAGTAACAAAAAAATATAAATGATAAAACCATTTATATTGAGATTACTAACAAAATTGGTAACAATAGCTAATGCCTTGTTAAAATCATTATCATTAAATCTTCGTTCAGTTCTAGCAATATACATCCTATTTTGCTCGCTGCCAGTGCTATTGCGTCCATTTTCTGCTTTATAGTTATCGGAACAACTTATCTAGATCAATTCTATCAAATGCTATGCCTTGTACCCCTATAGATATCCCTACTAAGAAATGGTCTTACCTCTTTATTAAAACGATTACGATCCATACCAAGACAATTAGACGCACCCCTCAATCTAATAAGTCTTGGAATAAGTATACTCATAAAACCCTTGACCTCTAGCTGCTATTCATTATACTTACATCTTATGCCAGCCTAATAATAAATGGATTTATTGATGACACCAGAACATGACGACATTTTCCAATTATTAATTACAGAGGAAACTAGTAATATTGTCTATGAATCAACAAAACTTAATACTACAAATCAAATAAACATACCTAAAAAAAAATCTAAACGAATTATAGCACAAGAACAAATAGAAAAAGAAGAATACGATCTTTTGGGGATGTTCGTGAAAGAATTAAAATCATTATCAATTTTTACTCTACAAGAGGAAATACATTATACCGTGCTAGCTGCCAACGGAAACAAAGAGGCTAGACAACAAATAATTAAACACAACCTTAGATTGGTTATCAATATAGCAAAAAAATATACTGGCTATGGAATATCATTATTAGATTTAGTACAAGAAGGTAACTTAGGGTTAATTAAGGCAATTGAAAAATTTGACCCCCAAAAAGGTTTTAGGTTTTCAACATATGCTACCTGGTGGATTAGACAAAACATAGAGAGAACAATAAAGAATACCTCTCGTTCAGTAAGGTTACCAATACATATCATAAATGAGATACATAAATTTTTACATAAGAAAAAAAAATTAACTACTACTCTACAGCGCGAACCAACTATAAGGGAGATTGCCCAAAGACTAAATAAAAGCATATCGAAAGTATTTAGCCTTGCGGGAATTTGCGGGGATTCAATTTCATTAAATGCCGAACGACCTTCGTCTGATGAACCATTAATAGATGGTATACCAGACGAGAAGATACAACCATTAGAAAAACAAGCGGAAGACACACAATCAAAAAAAATGTTACATAAGTGTTTATCGCAATTATCTAAAGAACACTTTACTTTATTAGCTAAAAGGTTTGGACTATTTGGAGAGGAAATACAAAGCTTACAAAAAATGGGTAAGGATGCCCACATGAGCCATGAGTGTGTACGCAAACATCAAACCAGTGCAATTGAGGCATTAATAGAATTACTTAAAAAAAACAACCTTGGGATGAATGACTTTTTTTGAGACCATCTCCTCTATACCGCTGTTGCTACTATTAGATATTAGGAGTTAGGTATTATCTATTACTATTGTTTTTCCTAGCGGTGGCGTTTTGTGAATAACATTCCTTACCGCTTGTAGTTCTTTATAAAATGAATCTTTGTTTAGTTTATTAATTCGTTTATTATTTGGCTTCTTAATTGTTTTTTTTTGTTTCTTTTTTAGTTGCCCTCTTGGTTGCCTTATTTTGATAGCTGCTCTAGCTGATTTCTTGGTTGCTTTCTTCTTGCTAATTTTTTTAAATCCATCTTTTAAAATTTTAACTAATCTTTGGGCAACTATTCGTTTTGTTTTCATGGCCAACCCTTTAGTAATTATTTTACTAGCGCCTTTCTTTGTGGTTGTTTTAGATGTTTTCTTTGTTACTGATTTATTTCTTGTTGTTGGTTTTAAAGAACAAACCGCAGAAACACTACCTTTGGGTGCTCTCTTACTACCTGTTTTTCTATATTTAGCAATCATCTTGTTTGGCTCCAAGGATTTACGTATCATGTTTTTTCCCTTACACATAAAATTATTTAAATAAGAACAATACAACAAAGTAAAAATTTTATCAAATAATATATGTTCCAATGTCAACTATAATTGTGCAATGACACACGAATTAATTTTTAACACACAATTAATACAATTTTTACTTTGTCCGTTTATCGATCTTAAAAATCAATTAAACGCACTATTAAGCGGTAAGCACGTAATAAGAAGCACAATTAGAATTGTCGCTATAATCGTAGGGGTAGCAAGCGGATTAATTTTATTTTTAAATAATATACTTGTGCAACAATCATTTATATCTTTAGCATTAGCAATGCCAATACCACAACAACTTCAACCTATAGTTTCTCTCTATCTTTCTGTGTTAACCTCTGGAGGTGTTACTAGTTTCTTGGCTAAAACCCTTATTAAAGGTTGTTGTTTGTGTATCTTTGGTGACCCAGACTTTTTTTTAACAAAAAAACGTGAGATGGAATTAGAAATGGTCTTTAGGGAACAAGGATATACTGTAACAAGGCAAACAATTAGAAGAGTAATTGATTTTTGTATAAATAACCTACGAAAACCACCATCGAGAGATATTGGATCGTGTTCATCAGACTGGAAAAGAGTACTAGATGCACTGTTGTACGAAGCTGATCTGGAAGTATTTCTGGAGCAACAAGAATTTCTATTAAATAAATTACAAAAAACCACAGAAAAATGTAAAGCCTTAAGTAAATACGGTAGTACCTTTGATCTAGAAACTGCTTTTAACCAAATGTCTATATTAAACAAATTTGAAAGGGAGATATCTGAAAGCGACCATCTATTAGCAACACCACCATCTATCGTAATACCTCCACCTATCCCTGCTGTCTTACAAGAACCCAATAAAGAAAAAACATTGGCGCTAAAAGTGCTACATAAATTTAAAAGCTATCATCCACAAAATGATATAAAAAACATATTACATCATTGCTCTAAAGATCTAAAAAGAAAAGAATTACAACTAATGGAAAGTATTTGCCCATTACAAATTAGCCCCTCATCTACCCCACCCACCACCCCAAATTCAGATGAAGCTGGCACGATTGTTAGTTATAGGGTTACGTCTTCTCCTTCTGGATTACAGCCTAAGCCCGATCGAGAGCATCGTAGAAATTCCTATAGCGGCCGCCCGAGATTAGTTCTTTAGCCAACTTAAGCTCTTTTCTAAAAAACACACTAACGCTATCATGGTAATAACTAACATCCTTGTTATTATGCAACAATGAGTACTTATTTAGTAATCCAGCTACTATGTCGTCCTGTCTTTGTGTAAGGGTATCTAGTGTCTTACAAAACATTTTCTTAATGCGATCATCAGGCAATACCTTAGATGCAAACACAAATAATCGCCGCTCTTCCGCTGCCCTCACCTTTTCGCTGCTAACTTCTAAAATTCCACCAAGCTCGCTAACACCTTTATCGTATAAATCGCTCATTATGGTAGCCACATAAAAAGCAAAAAACCTTTTGGTAGCCGAGGCTAACTCCGTATTAACCATTGCGTCAACAATTGGTTTTAGTTCTTTATCTACTTCCATTCAACATCCTTGTTGTGTAGCCGTATGTTATTTACTTTTATTTACATGCTGTTGGGTTATTTTTTAGGAGATCAACTTTATTTGCATGTTATTTAGTTTTCTGTATTGTATGAGCGAAACAGCCATTAGTCAAGCATGGTAATTATTTCTGTAAATAATTACATATATTAAAAGTTATATATGTAATTATAGGTATATGTAACCTTATGTTTTTTTTGCGTCGCTAGCAAAGCTTATATTGCGGAAGGTTATAACACGTTAATTAAAAACCAGTAAGCAAAATAACCAATAACGGATATAACCATTAGTTTATTAGCAAAATATAACGTCATTTTGTTGGCAATCTTTCGTTTGACAGTCTTGGGAGTTTTGTGGCGAGAGTAAGTGGCCATAGGGTGACTAACCATAGGATACATAGCAAGTATATTCTGGAGATACAAAACCTTAAGATGATGATTAGCAAAATAACGCATTTATGAAACTCCTTTTCAAAGTTAGAATTACGGTACGCCATAGGCAACACCGCCCAATCTTGGTATAGTCGGTTACAATTCGTATCCTACCACCCCAAAAATGTAAGTATAAACTACCCGATCACCATATGGTACGTCAACTTTTGTTTTTAGAGTGTCACTTTCTTTTTTAAATGGTTAAATTTACTGGATTTTATCCAGAAGAACAAATAGTGTCGTAACTATTGTCTTGGTCTCATTTTATAGAACTAATCACATTTGAAGATTTGGTTGTATTACTCACAAAAATGGTGCAAAATAATGCGATCCAAATTATATCAAACCTCAAGGAAGAATCTATGTATAATTTTGAAGTTACTATAAACTCACCCATTTTAAAAACACAACATATAAAAAAACCGATAGTAGTGACCCTAGCTGTCGCTATAGATATGCTTTCATATATGGCAGTTGAAATTGGTAGCCTAAAATGGTTTAAGGTGTTAGCCTCCATGTATAACCACTTTGGGGATGCTGCCGAAGACGTTTGTAGGAGATGGAGTATGCAAGCAAACGAATATAGCCATGGTAATTTCATAAGCTCCTGGAATTACTTGATTAGGACAGCGCCAACGACCAAGAGGCCAGTCACTATAGCCACCTTGATCGAGTACGCCAAAGAAGGTGGGTGGACAAATGAAACACACGAAGATGAATAACGAACGAAACCAAAGTTGGTTGCCAAGCTTAAGCGGGCACCAAAAAAATCAAAAAATAAATCAGAAGCCGTAGGTTGCATTTGTACGCCATAGTGGCTATACAACTATGGGGTTTTTGCAAAAACCCCACCAGCACAACTACAGGCCACTTTAATTAGGGTTGCTAGCGCTACCTTTAGCTCCTTAAGCCATTTTTCCCTGAAAACCAGCACAGTTATACTGCTAACAACAAAGCAAACGACTCGTTAGTAATACTTCTAACAACAAATGCCCCTTAAGATCCCAGGCCACACTTCTAGTTCAAAAAATTCCTTCGCAATCTCCATTGCCCGTTTTTTGTGTAGCACCCTTTGATGTTTCATAGATAGCGCCCCCTGGATCGAATCTAACGAGCAAAAATCATTAAGTTCACTATCAGCCAACGAGGATAGCCATTTTTTGAATTCGATATCCATTGCTTTTAGTTCTTCAATCCTTTCCCGTTGTTGTTGTTGTTCCATCATGACATTAAATTTTTGCAACGCCTCCTCCCTAGGAGTTTTAAAACTATCTGGGGTAATACTACAATACGGCATCCCCTTTTTGAGACCAGACAACAACACCCCAAGAGGAGATCTAAGTTTTCTACCCGCATTATTGTGCTTAAGGTCAAAAGCTAGAGCATAAATAGAGTTTTGTATTTGATCGGCAGTAAGAGTTATGGAAGATTTTTGCTGATAAACCCGTACCACCTGAGTTAGATGGCTTTCGTTAAAACCAATATCCGCTAATGGAGTACAATCGATTTCAAAATGGGAGACAGCCTCTCTAGTAGTAGTTGTATTATTATAATAACTACTACTACTAGAGAGGCTTGTCTTAGGTTGTGTCTCCCATTTCTGTTCAACTTTTGAACAACCCTGGGTGTTTGTGCTCTCTTTGTATCCCATTTCATTTTGCATAAACAGGTCTTTGAACACTAGTTCTGGTATACCGTAGGTCACCCACCCGCCCCGGCCTTTCTTTAATTCTTCACGAATAATAATCCCTTTCTTTATTAATCTACCTATAGTTTTTTTTACACTAGAATAAGGAGATTTCAAATTACTAACCATATAATTAATAGACAAATGTCGCGTTACCTTTGATCTGTTTACCTTACATTCATTGTAAACAAACATGGCGATTCTTAGTTGTAGTCCAACAAGGTCTGAAAGGCTTGTCTCCCATTTGTCCTCTTTATCAAAAGTTGTCTTAGGTTGTGTCCCCCGTTTGTCTCCCGTTTGTCTCCCATTTGTCCCCCGTTTGTCTCCCATTTGTCCTGGGTTTATAAGAGTTAGGGATTTTTGTAATATTTGCCCTATGCTTTTGACAGAATCTTCTTTATTCATATAGATATCTTCCTTGAATTTGCTTGGTCTTGTTGGGTGAAAGTTGTTAGTTGTTTTGGGGTGCTCTTTATACCAAAGAGTCGAGGGTTTGTTAGTCTTAAGGTCATAATGGTCACTTTGCGGCTATTAGTTATCCGTAAAAATGGCGAGCATAACAGTAGATAAAAGAGCTTTTTAAGCATATAATTACTATTCCTATAAAATAGAGTTAAGTTTAAAATAACGGGGAAACCTTTGGGTTCCCCCGTGTCTTGTGGTATTTGTTTTGCCTGTTTTGGGTATAACAATAAGCTTTTGTAAGACGTATAACTTATATTTAATCTTATAACTTGACTGGTTTTTAGGTTAATAATTGGTTTTATTGCAGTTAATAGTTTGAAAACACGACTATTTAGGGTCGTTATTTGCAAAGGTTTTGTTGATGTATTTATTAGTGTTTTATTAGTTAAAAATATACCTAGATAGTTGTTGACTTTCTGTGTTACACCCTGTAAAATTTTTACCATACGCACCTCTTTTTTGTGGGGTTTTTATTGGCATTATGCCACCTACATGCTTGGTTTAGGTGCGTGTATCTTTCTGTCTTTTCCCTGGTAGGTTTGACAGTGTTTTGTAATAAATAATTTGATAATTTAGACACGGATGTCTATTCCTTTGTTTTGTTGCCCATATATTATGTCGTTCTTATGCTCACCACCACTTTATTGGTTACCGTCTTACATCTTGTTGTTTCACCCTAAGTTAGTCATGCTTACGGCTAACCGTTTGACACATTAATTGTTTATAATTTTATATAACACTTAAAACCACAATACAATCGTAATCTGTTATAATTGATATAAAATTATAACTTGCTATATAATATACAAACTGTACAATATCTACTCACTGAACAAATTATAAGAGGCCACGGATGGTATCTACCCCTGTTGTTACTAAAGATCTCACTACTAAAGAATTACCAGTTGTTGTTACCCCTACTGTCAACCCATCCTTTAATCAAATATCGGAAGGTGAACACATCCTATCTCTTTTTAACTATAAGTGGTCGGAAAAGAGAGATATTATAGATGCCGTAATACTTGAGGTACGTAAGAAGCTACTTACAAATCCAGTAGTTAAAAATAGGCGTACCTATACTAATAAATATGCTGATATAAACGCTATCTACAGGGTGCTGCATCCTCTAATGTACGAATACGATCTGCTGCCCTTCCAATTATTTCATGACGAACGAAAGGCATCTGGTACTTATAATTATATTCTAACCGAGATTAGGCATGTACCCTCGCAACAATGGGTAATGGCAACCTCCGGGATGCTTATAGATGATCGCAGGAACGATAGCGGATATGCCCCATTACCAGGATCATCCTCGCAGGTGTCTAAGAAAGATGATCTCCTATCTCTAGAGCAAAAGTCAGGCAAGACTTGTACCTATAACAAACGATACTCGATCGTGATTATTATGGGCATAGAAGTAATAGATGACAATGACGCTGCCTTATACCAAGGACATGGAAGACAACAATTATATCACCAACCTCCTCCGTTAACCCTCCCACAGGAATCACCACAACACAAGGCTGCACTAGATGAACTACTTAAATTGGGTAACAAGGAAACCCTTACTACTGTAATGAGGACAATCCTAAAGAAGTTTGGAAGCAACAAGTTACAACAATTAGACATAGATGACTTGCCTTCATTTGTTGGACAGGTGAAAAAGGTATTGGAAACACAGGAAACAGAAGAAGTGAATGGTATTGGTGGCCAACCAGCTAGCAATATAGACACCCCGACTGATAGTTAGCCATAAAACAAACAACAAAGTATAATATACAGCCATGTAATTATGTAAAGTTGTACGTAATTACATAGATAAATAAGTAAATAATATAGATAAAAATAGCATAACAAGCAAGAAAAAACAAAATAAAATAAAGCAAGAATAAACATACAGCAAACAACAAATAAGGAAACAAGAAAATGGAATTTCAAAATAGCATGTTTAACGATCCAATATTTAGGGGTGATGATTTATCTTTTAGTTGGGTTTCTAACGAACAGCCTGGAGTAGAATCAACAGGTGTAGGTTCTCTGATTGCACGTCTGCAACCCGAGGAAATTAAACAGGTAATTGTAACCATTATAAATATATTTAAATATGATCGAGATGGTAAACAACTTGTAACCTCTAAGGGTAAACCATATCTTAATGCCAAACTATATGCTGTAGATAAAGAAGGATACGAAGAAAGCTTTTATGCCAACTTCTTTGGCTTTAAGATGGCTGAGATAGGGGCTGCTATTGGGATGCCGTTGGCCAAGAGTGGCAACATGCCAAATATAAATTTTTTAGCAAGCAAGCAAGCGGTAGTAGAAGTAAAGAAAGTTAGCTATATAGATAGAAATGGTAACTCCAAAGATAAACTAGATATAGTCAAATGGATCCCATGGGCCGGCGCTTCCAGTGTAATTACAGCCGCTCCCATGATGGATAGCGATATTCCTTTTTGATTGCGCCACCCATTTTAGAATACTATATTATTATTTTAATCTTAATGGAGGCTATATGGATATAATAAAGGATGAGCTAGCAATTACTAACAAGATATACCCTGGACACGCCCTAGATCTAATAGCCGAAGCGCTAGATGATTGTTGTAGGGAAGTTGAAGCGTATGATCTTGTGCTAGCTACTAGGATTTATAAAATAAGAGATAGTATCCTTAAGTTAGGAGAAGAACAAGTATAACAACATAATTACAACCACTCATAGTTACATAATCATACTTGTAACTAGCAATATATATAACTTTGTAAACATACAATTATACAATCAATATAATAGCAAGGATGCTCTATGGATAATCAAATACCAGTACCAGCAACTGCAATAGTAGAAGCCGTCAAACCAACGACGGTCATAAGCCTAGTACCTAGTTCAGTAAACGATAAGGGTACGCACTGGAATAATAGGCTTACATGTGGCAAAAGTAAAAATGGGTATCATAAATTTATACTGGCGGGAGCTCAAACGTGGTCATCACACTGGGCGGGAAGTACCTTTTTATGTAGTCGGTGCGCACAAATAATGCATATGGGAGAAGCTGTTGAAGCTAACCTAGCAAATCACGACGGCATGTACAAACCGCAAGACAACGCATAATAAGTATTTAATGATATCCCCTTATCATATTCTTATGCTGTTAACCAATTGACTGTACGGGTATCACGACAACACAATTAGCATTAACACTAACTTGTGTTGTTGTGACATGGTTAATTACAAATTATATCTTATAACCTCTTCAAGCCAAGCTTTGAATATAGCGATCTGCTAACAGTTTGTATGGCTGGTGCGCTATCACCTTCTACAGGTGCAGCCACTACGGGTGTGCTAGAACTATCACATGTAGCAATAGGAGCAAGGAAGGTAACTGGTGCTGGCATTGGTTCTACTGCGGGAGATGTAATTGGGGTTACTGGAATCGATATCGATGGTGTTGCTGATGCAGAAGATGCGCCCGATGTAGTAGAAGCAGCAGGTGTAACCCCAAGGCTACCTAATGACCCTATTAATGTAGCTACTTGTTGCTCTAATGCTGCAACTTGTTGTGGTAATCCAGCTTCTAATGCTGCAATCTTCCCCAATAAGGTATTTTCTATAACTGTTACCCTTTGTGGTAGGGTATTTTCAATATCAGACAATCTAACGTGTAATTTATTTAACATATTGCTACAATAGCTTTCTAAAGTTGTAACCTTAGATGCTATACCAGCAAAATCTTTTATAGTTGAAATAATACCCCTATCTGTTGGAGAATCTATATTTTCATCAGGATTACTAATAGATTCACTTTCAGTATTATATAGTCGTGGGGTTATAGCCATATCTGTTGGAGATACAGGGTTATCGATAGGGCCGTCTACAATTTCAAAATCTTCCTTCATCATGATAAAAATCCTTTTATAAGTTGAGTAATTGTTTTGTTTATGGTATAGATTAATTTTATACTTGTAAATGATATAATTATATTTTAGCATAATAGTTTCGCCAAAAATATAATAAATGAATGAGATAATAGACCCTAAAAATATAAATGCCAGTGATAGAAACCACTATCACTGGCAGCGAAAACGTAAACCTTTCGCTGCACATTAATCTACTGTTGAGACTAACATGCACAAATATTACAACATGACAACGATCGCTAGTCAATATGGTAATTCTAATGCCAAGACTACCAGCACCCAATTACGAAACAATACAAATATTGCCAAGTTAAATAAATTACAATTGGCAATATACGATTTAAAAAATAAAATCAAGAGTACAAACAAAAGAACTAAGGTGGTGGATGAAAACCTAATTACTAAAGCTATTAAGTATACCATCAAGTGGCATGGCGATCAAAAAAGACAAACTGGAGAACCTTATTGTTGCCACCCAATAGAAGTAGCCAGTATAGTATTAGATTACTATGCTGATACAGATACAATAATAATTGCTCTTTTGCATGATGTTATTGAAGATACAATTATAACTCCAGAAGAAATCACAGAGATATTTGGTGAACAAATTACTTTGGGGGTGCAATCTTTAACTCGTCATCGAAATAATAACAACAAAATTGGCTCTATAGAATTAATGTTTTTATTGGGCGTAACTTTAAAAAGACATTTATTGTTAATAAAATTAATAGATAGAATACACAATCTACAAACTATAAACATCAAAAGTGTTGATAAAATCAATAAAATTATTAACGAGAGCGAGAAATATTTTGTTCCTCTAGCCAATTATCTTGAATTATATTACCCTGGTGTTATTGGTGTTATTGGTGTTATTGGTGAGTGCTCAGCTGGGTTGCATATATAATTATATAACCATAAGAAACAGTTTAACGAGGTGCGAGCCTTACACTCGCATCTTACCCTACAATGAGTGGCTTTAATATTTAAGCTAACCTCATTTTTATAATATCATAGTATTTGGTTATACAATATATATTGTTTTTTATGATGCACAATATCGACACTTCATCTATTAAATTGTATAAATTTGATCTTGCTTTGCTTGCTGGTAAAGTAGCCATGCTTCATATCCTTTTAGTTTAAAATTTTAAATTAAACTTATATAAAATAATAGTACTCAATATCGTACGTTTTTGCAAAAAAATAATCAGGAAGTTGACATTATAACTGTATTGTTACGACATATAAACCATCCATTATCCCTTAACACACAAAACCTGTTTTAAAGTATGTACAACCTCAATTAAATCAGATTGAGCTTGTATAACTTTATCGATATCTTTATATGCCATCGGTGTTTCATCGATAACATCTTGATCTTTACGACATTCTACCCCTTGGGTAGCTTTAATATGATCTTTAAGAGTATATCTTCTTTTAGCCTCGTTCCTAGAGATCCTTCTACCTGCTCCGTGAGAACAAGAGTCAAAAGAATCTTTATTACCTTTGCCTTTTACAATAAAAGAACGCGCCCCCATGCTACCAGGAATAATACCCAACACTCCTTCAGAAGCACACACAGCACCTTTTCTTGTTAACCAAACATCTTTACCAAAATGATATTCTTTTTGTACATAATTATGATGACAATTTACCACCATAAGATCGCATAAAAAATGTTTATTGATAATATTACGCATAGATTTAATACAAGCTTGCATCATTATTTCTCTATTAATTCTAGCAAAGTGTTGCGCCCAGCTAACAGCCTCAATATAATCATCAAAATATTTTGTGCCTTCGTTTAAATAAGCCAAATCTACATCAACCAAATTAATACCAGCTGTTTTTAGATCTTCTTTAGCTAATTCTATAAAATAAGTACCAATACGATTACCAACACCTCTCGATCCAGAATGTAACATTATCCATACTGCATTATTTTCATCTAAACAAATCTCAATAAAATGATTGCCAGTACCTAAAGTACCCATATGATGTGGCGCTCTTTTAGCAGCATCCATAATCTTTGGGTGTTTTTCAACAATCAAATCTAACCCTTTAAAATCAAACTCTTTAACATAATGATCTGGAACTCGCGCCCATGCTCCCCTATCGCCGCTTCTACCATTATTAGTTCTGCCATGTGGAATTGCTTTTTCTATTGCTGTTCTTAAAGTTAAAAGATTATCTGGTAAATCAGACGCAACTAGACTAGTCTTAACCGCCATCATCCCACAACCAATATCAACCCCTACTGCAGCAGGAATTACTGCCCCTATAGTAGGAATAACAGAACCGACTGTAGCACCCATCCCCCAATGTACATCTGGCATTATGGCTATATGGTTATGGATAAAAGGAAGCGATGCAATATTAAGTAGTTGCTGTTTTGCCTGCTCTTCAAGTTCAACACCTTTAATCCATGCTTTAATAGGGTTATTAGTAGATCCATTTATTTCTATATAATTGTTCATTTTTTATAACTTCTCTAATTTTTTTGTTTTTTAGCCTCTCGCCATAGTTCAAGTAAAAACTCTATTGGTTGATCTTTTAAATTTAAAAGATCATGCTCTTTTGTAAGTTTTTTTACAACCTCCATTCTACCTCCAAATTTTTCTATAACTTTTACTAAAGTTTGTTTTGGATCATATCCAGCAAAAATACACATGGAAATAGCTGTATCCCATAAGCAAAAACCATCATTTCCAGCGCTCCATGAGTGTATTGCCATTCCAGACTTGATCCATTCTGAGTAGTTACAATTACAGTCTAAAAAGTTTAATGCTGATGCTATTTGATTTGATGTGACTTCTTTATATTGGCCGCTACTCAATGACATAAAGCTTCCTTGCTTTTGAATGTTTATTATTTATGAAAATTGCTTGGTTGGTTTTGCAACTGAAAAGGTGGGTTTTTTTTGATAGATAAGATTTGATTTCTTTGTTGGATAGTATATAATTCTTCATATGCAGTTGTTTCCTGTAGCTATATTTCCTTGGCTGGCGTATATAGCAAATTAATTAATATTAAAAGCCAGTTTAAACGCTGGTTTTAAACTGGCTTTTAATATTAATTAATTTGTTTGCTAATGTAATTTGGCCCCTTTTAACTTTTTATTTTGGCTCCACCCTAGGCGAGTTAAACCATATGCATAATTTTAAATTTATGCATATGGTTTAACTCGCCTAGGGTGGAGCCAAATTAAATTAGCAAATGGGGCCAGGCCGTATTAGCAAACACAATAGAGTAAATTTTAGTATTTAATAATTATCTAACAGTTCTAACAAATCTTTAATGGCTTCTAACTCTGTAGCGCCTTTACCACATACGTTACCAGAGGGCGCATCCTTACTACCATCATACCCATCTAGTATTGCTGTCCAATCAAACTGTCTTAAGGGTATAGGAGCACAATCGTAACAAGTGTGAATTGTGTGTTGTCTCATGTTTTACATTCCTTGTAATTTTTATGGTTTGATGTGATTATAACTACATTTTTTATTCAATATGGCGTGATTGTTGGCCTCGCAATAATGATAGTTAAAATGGTATTTCGTTTATAGATAAAAACTAGAAATTACTTTGATATGTTGTTTGCTCACTCATTTCTGGCCGTTGGTATACCTCTTTCCAAGTAACTGCAAAATATCTAAAGGAATCTCCACAATTATGAACAACAGCACCATTAGCTAATGAAAAATGTTCTATCCCTGGAACCGTTATACACCAAACATCTTCAATACAATTTAGTTCTCGTACGCTTTCTATACTTAGCCGATTTACAATTGTTGCAACAATATTTTCATGTTGCATTAGGTTTTTTGCATATTTCCATCCTTTTTCTGTTAAAAACAAATGTTCCGGCGTACATCTCACTATAACTCCGTCTTTGAACACAACCTCCATAAGTTGAGCATTTTTCTGTGTTATCCTTGGATTTATATATTGCTTCCAGCCATATTTTGTTAAAATTTCTCCTTCCTTGGGTAAATTCATTATTCGATATATTCCATTACGCGTCAATATTTTGGTGTCTCCGGCAAAACAATTACTCGACCAAGTATGAGCTGGTTTATCCTTAAAACATCTATTTTCCTCGTCAAACTCTCTATGGTAATCCCTTAAGGCTTCTATACCTTGCGCACAATTAGTCTGATGAAACCAAACACTAGGAAATATTGCTTTGGCTGCCTGAATACCCTCCTCAACACTTACCCTTGGTACTACTAGGAAACTAATCCCACATTCGGCCGCTAGTTGTAATGTAGATCTTGGGTTATGCCCCCAATGCCTTTGTTTTACGTCATGAGGTGCATAGTGGTATTTATACTTAAACCCAAATCTCCCTTTGAGCTCATCTAGCTTACACGCATAATGATAGAATCCTTGCCCAGTAGCCTCATAATAATAGACCATCTTAAGATCGTACCCATCTGGCTGCATAAACCAAATAGCGGTCGCATCCGAAATACCCAAATCCCAAAAGGTATAAATTGGAAGTCGTGGGTCTATTTGCCAGTCTAATAGACGTTCACTATATTCGCAGTCATCTAACTCGCTAGTATAGTAGGCGCCCACATTACCTACCGCCCAATCTAGGAACCACTCTTGCCTAATCATTTCCTCTGATACCCCACTCCTTCTTTCGGCCTCAATTTGTGCCTCCGTAATTACTGGGGTACCGTCAAACTTCTTAGTGTCAGCTATGGTCCACCTTCTTACAAACCAGTCTGGTTCCTGTAACGCCGCCTGAAACGTTTGGTACGCATGGTTCTTACCGCGGGGGGTTGTTTGGCATATAAGAAAACCACCGTTTTCTACTAGAATTGGACTAAGGTATGCGAGCACCATTGGGGAATGTAAAGCAAACTCCGACAGGACGATACCTACTGGGTTAGTACCCATAAGGGCATCAAAGTTTTTGCCGCCACCTAGTTGTATAATTGATCCGTTAACTAGTTCAATTGACATGTTGGTATTGTTAACTTTTCTTATTAATTGTTTTGGTATCATTCCTAAGAAGGTACGCCCATCTCCTATAATTCCTTTCCAAATTACCTTCCTTGATTGATTATGCTGTGGAAGTAGATAAAGGTATGTGCCTACCCGTTGTAGTGCCGCCCCCCACATTAAGTTCCAACACGTCATGTCTTTGCCGGCGCGACGGTGACACAAGTAAAAAAACCTTTTGCTTTTACCTATAAAGAAAGCATCCAGTAACTCGCGTTGATAATGTCGCGGTTTAAAAGTAGGGTAGTTTATTATAGATGCGCTTAATGGTAATGTGGGTGATAGGGATGATAATAATGCTGATGATACTATAGTGCTACTTTTGCTGCTGGTTTTTGGCATTAAAGTATACGGCACCCAATCTTATGAGGCCGTTTAGGTGGTAATGGTATATGCTTACCGTCCTTTGCTGTGGGTGAAGATAGATTTAACATTGGTGGTGTTGATAACATTGGTTGTACGGCTATAGTTGCTGGTGGGTAGTTTGTTATTGGTAGACTTGATGTGTTTGCTGTGTTATATCTTCTGGTTACTCGCCACCTACAATTATCTTTATTATATGATTGCGTGCTATCAATTCTTTCTAGGATGTAAGAGCCATCTAATGGCATCCTGCCTACATCATTTAAAAAAGTGCCAAAGCCAATTTGCCATGTATGGCACACAGTAGCACCCATCCCACCAAAATCTTTATAGCTTGGGTGATTTGGTTCGTAACACCTGCGGATCATTTCTTGCCACACGATATATTCTGGCATGGTTTCTACATGATACAACATGTTATAATCTAAGTCGTTATCATCTGTGGTGACGTCACTCTTTGGGCTGTTTGTGTACATAGGTAATTTGTTTTAATTATTATTTGTTGTGTTGTTTGTGCTAGATCCTATGGTGTTGTTAGTAGTATTGTTGGCGGTGGTAGCGGTTTGCTCTTGCCCTATAAAGGTATCAATATCAATGCCGGTTTCTTCTTTAACAATTTGTTCTACTTCTTGTTCTATAGGATTTTTTACCTTCCCATAATAACAATATGATGCTATGCACGCTATTATACCAATAATTCCTACTATTACCTTAAATGTGGTTGGATCAATCATATTATTTATCCTTGCTTGTATTTTGTTTAATATATTTCTTGTTAGTGTATTTAGCATAATTTGAAATATAGTCATCTGTAGTTCCCTTACCTTTTTGTGTGTTGTAATATCTCTTCCAATATGTAGCTTGTTCTTCAATGGTGGTTGGTATAGGCTCCCTGACACGCATATAATGAATTCTAGCCATTGAGCAAGCGTATCTAATATTGTCTAACAATAGATCGGCCGTCGGTTTAATCGCCAGCTTGCATACCTCATTAAGTAGTACGTATGCTAGTCGAGTGTTATTTGGCAGATAGTTGCACCAAATATCATCGTGATTTGCTGGCTCCATCTGCCAAAACCCCAGAGCGGTTCCTGTTAATTGTTTAACGTATCTACCACAACCACTTTCTTGTGCGAACGTACCAATCATTAGGTCTTCCGCTTCTTGCGACCATGCTACTAGTCCTTTAAGGACTGGAGTTACGAAGTAAGCCTTTAGTTGTTCATATTCCATTGTATAACCACTTCCTTGTGTATTCTTATATTACTTATGTGTTGTGTGTATACCTGTCGTATACGGTATATATTATTCATCTGGCGCAAGATACAACCATAGCTAATCTAACACAGAGAACACCAAGTGTTAGCCATCTATAACTACAGTGTCTTGTTTACCTTGTTCTATCCATCTTTGTATTAATAAAGCACGTATGTTTACTTCTCTGTTTTTAATTTGCTCACATAGTCTGTCAATCAAATTGTTAGAATAATTTGTAAACATCAGTTCTAGTTGATCGTTCTTTATAATGATTTTAACATCAAGAGTACGAGCCTTGGATATTAATTCTAGTTCCCTTTCATCTCTCTTGCACTTAAGATGTTCCTCTACTCTAATTATAGCATCCTCTAACGAATAGCAAACTGCACAATTATATCCTTTCATTGCCAAGGTGTTTAAAAATTGCTTTTGCGGCACAGTTATATTGCCATGCTCACTTTTAAATTCAATGGCTAATCCGTGGTAACCATTGCTAGGATAAAAAATGAAAACATCTGGAGCGCCAACCTTGAGGCCAGTCATCTTTAAAAATATTGCTTCTTTGGCAGTTCTAATACCTCCATTAGGTATAGATATAGTTACTTCGTCTATATGTGGATAGTGTTTAAGCCACTCAAAAAAGGATTTCTGAATGGCAAACTCACTAGTCTTTATTTTAGGTTTTGCGTTTACGTCTCTTGCTACCGAATGATTATCAATAATATTATTAATGTTATTATTGCGACTGGTAATGCAACGTAAATTATTTCTTTTTCTTTCCATTTTTGCAAGCCATTTTCCGCCTCTTTAAGATTAATTATAATTGTTGTTTATATAGTAGTGTTAATGGCGGTATTATCTTTTAGCTTTGTGGTGTTCTTTACGTTTTTCACCCTTTTTTTCCATTTTCCCTTCTACTCTTTTTTCTAATTTTTTTTCTATCTTTTTTTCTCTTTCTTCTCTAGCCATTTTTAGTGTTCCTTATATTGTGGTTGATGTTGTTGATTAATAATTGTTTATAGTTACCGTCTTATGCATCCTTTCCTGGCAAGCCAGGGTAATCAATGCCCAACTCTGGTAGTCCGGTATACATAAAAGGATTAGGTGCGGTTGGCGGGGCGTATCTTTCGTTATCAGGTATGGAAAAATCTTGACCAGCTGTATGTATGTGGATTGCAGGCCCTAAATCTTTTTTGTGTAATCCTTCTACATATAGATGCCCGTCGTGCATCCGGTGTTCGTAAACTTGTGGTGGGGTAATTGTTTCATTTAATAAAAAATGTTTTGGTTGTACTTGTGTTTCTCTATCTTCCATTATTATTGGCCTCCCTTCCTGGAACCTTCTCTCTTCTTTTGATATGCGATCGCTATAGCTTGTTTATTGGGTTTGCCAGCGCGTCTTTCGATTCGTATGTTTTCTTCGAATCCCTTCTTAATAGTGGCAGCCTTGCCTGATAATAGTGGCATATATTCCTCCGTGAATATAGATATTGTAAAGTATAATATACTAATTAGATATTTTCAAAGTATAATATTTTCAATGTGGGATGCAAATATAGAGCGTATTCAAAACATGGTATTTTAAAATGATACTACCGTGTAGTGGTCTATTAATTATAAATGGTTACCACATTCCTACATATATTGGTTGTTCTACAAAAGGGTCTATCCATACATTTGCATCTTGCATATAATTTACTCTATATATACCTATAACAACGTTATGTAGCGTTGGTTGCCCAATTATAATTGTTCCAATTATCGTATTACCCATGGTTGCTTGTGCATTAACAAAATTGAAAGTAACTATTCCAGGTAAATTAATATAAAAAATCCCCTGATCTTGCCCCACCTGATTTCTTCTTATTACGTAGTTGACATTAAGACTATTCACGATAACTGGAATTCCCCCAACGCTAGTTAATTTAAAAATAACAAATGCCTTAATACCACCACCAATTCCTGTGGGTGCAACCCAATTCAATTGCCCAGTTCCATCGTTTGTTAATACTGTTTCTATCGTAGTTGGTGCTGCTGCTGTTGGTAGTGTTATGCTATAGCTGGCAGCAATTGCTGCTGGCGCTTGTATGTCCACATAATTATTTGGCGTACTGTCATATAATCGTAATGGAGTTGCCGTGTTGCCTGTGCTATTCCAGATGGATACTGGAACTCCTGGTGTCGTTATGTTTAATGCTGCATTACCACCTGAGGTATATATACCTCTATAATTTGGGTAATTTGGTATGTCCCCTATGTTAATACCACCACAAAGTATAGTCATAGTAGATATTGGGTTTGTACCTGTAGAAATACTACGAGTTACTATAGGTGAATCGAAGATAATTGGTGCTATTCCGCCCAACGGAAGACTGGCACCACTAAATATTCTTGGTGTAACCAGTTGTTGTGTAGCATTTATAACAGGTGCCGATATACTATTAGTAGCATTAATAGTGTTTTGCGTAAAGTTTGGCGCCACAAAGCTACCATTTACCGTTAGGTTGTCTACAGTAGCAAAACCGTTATTTGCAACAATTAGATTACCAGTGGTAGTAATGTTGTTAGCGTTAATGGTGCCTGTGCTAGTCATGTTATTGGTAGCAATGTTAGTTTGTATGTTTGCAGAGCCCACGTTTAAACTAATTCCAGTAATATTGTTGGCGTTAGCAATATTATTGTTCGCATCTATAGTTATTGCGGTACTAGTGATTGTGCCTTGATTATCCTGGAAGACTGCTATTCCATTTACCATTGGATTAACTGCTGCAATAGCTCCTTCTGGTAGGTTTGAAATGTTTTGCGCAACAATACCAGTACCATCTGCCTTTTTAACCCAGGTGCACCCATTAGGTAATCGCGGTAGCAAAGTATCGCTACCATCTAACATGTCGCAAACATTATATCTTGGACCTAGTTGGGTATTTACAACTCCAAGTTCTTGTTCTACCATTACATTAGTGTTGAAATCATTATTAAGGCTTGCTGCGCTCATTAGTGAGCCATCAGTATAGTTGCTGACGCGTTGTAATATTGAACTTCTAAGGATGGTTACTCTATCTTCGGCCTGTAGGGGTGGTGTTAAATTAATTGTTATCGAACCACCAATTGCTGGTGGCGGGTTTATCAATACGGTATACTCGATATTATATAGTAATTGTTGTGTGTCCTCGTTTGCTAATTGCCCTATACGAGTAACATATACTTGCACGCTAGCAGCATCAATTACAGCAAACGCAAACGTAAATAGGGTTTGCCCTAATGTTGCTGGATATTGTATTAGTGGATTAATCGCGGTAATTGTTATGGCTGGCATACGTACTATCCTTGTGTAATTCTTATGTGGTACATCTTGTAGTTATTGTTTGCGTGCTCATATAGTGCTATTTCTGTATGTTGCTATCTATATATCCTTAAGCTAATGATCCAAAAAATACAACATACACGTCTGGCGGAAGCATTGGTGGGGTTGTAATAAGGTTGATTCCATCAGTAAGATTGCCACTTTGATCTAACAATGCAATCCTACAATAGCCTGGTTGTGGATCTTGTCCATTAGTTCCGTTACATCGTGGGTATTGTACGACAGAAATAATTGGGTTGGTTGCCAAATAACCTGTACCATGCATTGTATACGATGTTCCAGATGCAAAGTTGTTTGCAAAGTAGATATCGTAAATACCGGTTGCTATACGATTTATTGGATAAGTAATTCCACTAGGTGGCGTGCCTGTTGTAAGATTATACGAACTACTTATGATTGCTGATACAACACCAGAGTTCATATGGAATCGTACCCATGCTTTTGCAATTCCGTTATGATACTTTAGTTGTGTTGGATCTACGTAAAGACCTGCTGGTATCTCAGCGGTTACTTGTGTTCGGTTGGCTGCATTATAGGTGAGAGGTGCTACCCAATTCAAGAATGCACCATCAGCACCCTCATTAAACATCATTAATACGTCACCAGTACTTCCCATGCTAGCTGGCATGGTGTAGGTTGCGCTTACGCCAAGCGTAGGTGGAGATTTAAAAGTTGCTGTGTTGGGTGGCGTTTCGGTGTCAATAAATGTTATACCGTTGGTGGTTACAATACCAGTATTTGTATTTGTAGCGAAGGTTGCACCTGTTCCTGATATAACACCAGTGCTAGTGATGTCACCGCTAGATGTAATAGAACCGGCATTCCAAATACCTTGGGTAACTTCTCCTAGTTGTGTAATACTATTTTGTGGCAACCAAGATAGATTGCCACTTAAGTCGCTAGCTAATAATGCTCCGGGGCTGGTAGTTAGTGTGGGTGGTAATACGTAAGTAATGTTGCTGCTAAATTCTTGCGGTGCGGTAATAAAAGTTTTATAAGTACCGCTAACATCATCTAATATTATTGCTGCTTGTGATTCAATTGTGGTAACAAGTACCGCACCAGTAACATCTAACATATACCCAGCCACAGGTGCGGTATTACCTATAGCCATGGTGCCTTTTATAGTTAGATTATTAATACCAGATACATTGTCATATTTACCGCTAGATAAGGTTATAGAAGTCAGGGTGGTATTACTGTTTTGTAATGTAATAGGTGCACCAGTTGTATTACCAAATTTAACAACATTATTGGTTGCAGCTGTTCCTGGTACAGTTGGCACATTAGTTCCTGCTGGTACTGCAGTTGCTATTATCTTACTGCCATCTGATGACTTGGCCCACATACAACTTGGTGGTAATACAGGTAAAGAGCTATCAGCAACGGGGTCAACTTGCGAGCACAATGGATATTGTGGAAAAACAATAGCATTATCAACATTATATAATATAGTTATTATATCTCCTAGGTTTGCTGGGGTTAGAAGGATAATATTTCCACCCAATGGAAGCGATTCGCCGATATATTGTACATTATAGATTAATAGGTTGGCGCTATCGTTTGCTGGATGTCCAGCTGGAGTAAGATATACACTAAGGTAAGCTACATCATACACATAAAACGGTGCATTAAATATAGTATCACCCTGATTGGCTGTATATTGTGCGACTCCTTGTCTTGATGCCATATTTAAAAATCCTTTTTATATATTATAGCGTATATAGTACTTTATATGGTTTATATTGAGCGCATTACCAATTAACTTTATATGGCTTATGTTAAAGGTGCTACCAATTAACTATTGGCTCTGCATTCTCTCCATAGTATTTCTTAGGCGGTTTATTAGGAATACTCAATGATTCCACCCAATCATTGAGCAATCTTCTCAAGTAAAAAGCATTAGTGAATGGAGCTAATCTTATAACTTTTCTAAAGTCTTCTTTATTAATTTCCCCATTTAAAAACATACTAGCTACTCTACCTACGCTATCATAAATACTACCTATTGGCCCTAATGCTAAATCAGTTAAGGTTTTACGTCTAAATCTATCACTTTGTAAAAACCTAATTTGTTCTAAATCTAACACTGAGTTTAATTTAATTAATTGTTCCCATTGCCAACCTAAAACTCCAGATTGCGTAATACCTTCACCAAGCAGGGTTATAGGATTAAGATCTACTTCTTGTCCGTTTGCTAATTGGCGCATAGGTCCTGTTAATGAACCAAGGCTCATAGATAGGACCATCCACGTTAACTTCTCTTGATCCATGCGTTGCATCATTGGTATAGTAATGTTGTTTGTAACCCCAAAACTCCACGATAAAAACTGGGTTGTAAGACTTAAGGCTGGATGTTTAAACCAAAATGGATTATCAGCTTTATTAGGCTTATTAATCAAGTGATCAACTTCTCTACGTATAAACATCCTAAAGTGTTCGGCAGCCTTTGTATTTGTCCACGCAACAGTATTTGGTATATAACCAGTTGTACCCATAAAGTCGGTCTTGTCTCCAAATTTTTCAAACATTTCTTGTATAGCATGGCCGTGTTCTTGTAAATCAAGTCTACCTAGTTGCAATCGTTCGAGATCTTTTTTGCTAAATTTATAATCCGATATCCAATGTTTCTTTCTAATACCATTAGCATCAACCCTCATTATAAAATGACCCTTGCTTGTCCAATTATGTATATCCCTTAAGAGGGCGGATGCGCTAGTACTGGCAGCCATATTTTCTGCTACATCATACAATTGATTAATAAAAAATAGATTACTACCAACTTTAGATATATTATTAAATAGTCTGGTTGCAGGTTGCATCCCAAACCATTGCGACCCTTCGTTGCGAATACACTTTCTTAAGGTTGCTAATGTGGTGTTTATTCCAACAGCCATATCGGCCCATACCCTTTTTGGTGCTTTTGTGCTCAACATTTGTCCAATAGTAGGTATTACTCCATCTGCTATATGTTTGAAGCCATGTTTGAAGATTGGCATTACAATATCAGTTTGAAACATTAATGCTACTGCACCCATCATGGTTGAATAAGCATACTGTTTAAGAATATTAATTGTTCCTTGAATGTCCTTGCCATTCTTGGTTTTTGGCCTTTCGTAATCACCTCTAAATACATCTAAAAATTCTTCCATTCCCTCTTTTGCTTCATTAAATTCTTTTTGTAAATTATGTAACTTCTTTGCTCTATTAGGGCTATCTGGTTGTCTATATAGCAAATCTTTTGCCTTCTTGTACTCGGTCTTTAGTTCTCTAATAAAATATTTTTTTGCACCAGACGCATCAGTGCCATTACGTCTAAAAAAATTTTCTAAAGCTATATAATTTGAAAGGTTGCCAGCGTGAGCACTAGCAACCTCAGTGATATCATTTATAAGGTATTTTTCTAGTATGTGGTCAGCACACAATACAGTTCTAGCCTTGAGGGCGCTAGGTTTACTGTTACCTTTGCCGGAAATACCATTAAATATTCTTGCAGCCATTTGTTGGGAATTCTCGTCAATAATGGTTTCGGTTATACATCTTGCTAGGTGTTCATAGTCTGCAACCTTCTTAGCTAACGAAGCCAAGGACCTTTTTTGTAGATTATATAAATATTTCTTACCAGTTTTTTTACCCTTATAATATAGCTCCTTGCTCACTTCTCCTTTTTCAATTTTTTGTTGTATCCCCTCTTGTATTTCGGCAATTAATTTCTTTTGTTTCTTAATGTCTTTGCGATATTTTTTGCGTGCTTTAAGGTGTTGATTGGTAGCAATCTCAGGTTGTACCCTGCTTCCTTCTAAAATTACTTTTTCTCCAGGTTGTACTCTGCTTCTCTCAAGTTTCCATTGCTCTCTCATTTTTGCCAATCTATCTTTAGATTCAATTAATGGTTTTAATAGTGCTGCGTGTTCTTCTTGGAGCGCCTTAGTTATTGTTGGTTTACCATCTAATAAAGATAATTGGGTAATACCTGATTGTCTGTCTGTAGTAGATAATGGCAGAGTACCAGTATCTATTTGATGTTGTAATGTATCCTTAAGCCCTTGTAGCTTCTTATTTTTAGCCTCGATTGCTGCAATTGTTTGTTGTCTTAGTTTCTTGATCGCTGCCGTATCTTTTTTGGTTTTAATTAATTTTTTTTCGTATACAGTTTGTTGTTTTAATAAACCTTCTAGATTTTTTACTTGTCTTTCTGCTATTTCTATTGGTGCAAGTAATTCTTTAACCTTATTGTCGCGAGCAATATAAAATGTTTCTAATAATGCTATAAAGTCATTCTCTTTAGCCCTAATTTTTTCTTTATCATACAACCTGTTTACGTAACTTATTGCCGTATCTATAGTAAGATTCTCAGGCAGGGATCCCAACTCTTGTAAGTCTTTCATAATTGGATCGTATAAATGTTTTCTATATAGTTGTGCTATCTTTTGTGCAACTGGATTAGTAGATTCTTCTCCGCGCCTTAAGGAATAGGTAGCATCCTCAAGACAAGTCTTAAATGATATTTGATTCTCGTGTTCTTTACTTATTTTCTTTAGCACATCAATGGCAGTCTGGGCAAATGGTACTTTAGATGATATTGGGCCACCAAGACCCACAGATTCTTTCCAAATTTCCATTGCTTGTACTTCGCAAAAGTAATTAGCAGTCATATATTTGGCTGCTATGGTTTGTGCCGAAAACTCTTGTTCTGGTGTACCTGCATAGGTAGCATCATACTTTTCTGTCTTTATAGCCTTTTTTTCTTCTTTTAATCTAATTAATTCTTCTTCTATCTTTAGTTTTTCTTCTGGTGTCGTTGATTCTTTAATTAGTTTTTTAGCAGCCTGTATCTTAGTGTTTATTTCATTGAGTTTTAGATGCTCCATCTTACCAAGTAGTAGATTATGATCAAATATACCATTAGTAAATTTACGAAAGATTGCAAACGGGCTAGTTAATCCTTTAACAATTGGTGCTGGTTTGTACAAGAATCTAAAGACTGCATTCTCACCAACGGTAGCTATACCATCTTTAATTAATTTATTTATTTCAGCTGCCTTTGTGGTTACTAATTCTTCTGTAGATAAAGTACCTTTCTTGATTTGTTCATCAATAGATTCCTTTAATCTTCTTTGTTGTGATGGTGTAGCAGTACCAGCGGTTTCGTTAGAAGCTGATATTTCATGGGTAGTCTTATTAGTTATATTATTATCTTTTATTGTAGTATTACCCTGGGATGTAGTCTTGTTCTTGATTATTGTTGATAAATCTTTTGAGGGCGCTGCCACTATATCTATTATTTCACCCTTCTTATACTTTTTGGTTGTTTCGGGGGCTATTATTGCCTTTAATTCCAAGTCGGCATGTCTAGCCTTTATACCAATTCTAGCTAATAAATATTGTCCTGCTTTTGTGCCTCCAGCTAATCCAGCAACCGAAGAACCAAGCACACCTTGCGTAAAGGTTTCCACCATCCAGTCCTCTAACCCTTTGGATTCCTTGGTAGCCATAGTTACTGCATTAGATAGGGCAGCACCACCAAAGGCTACTGGTGCTGCATGAATGGCATTCTTAGCAACCCCTTCTAATAGGCCAGGATATCTTACGGTCTTACCAAACGGTATATATGTGGTTGGGTCGAACCACATCTCTAGAAGTCCTGCACCAAATGACGCCCATCCACTACTTCTCTTACGTATATCTAAATCTTTTATTTCTCGTATAATCTTATTTCTTCTTACCTCTAAATCTTTTTCGTTTACGGATTGTGCAAGATATCCCCAAAAGTTCTCTGGTATACCTTGTACAGTCTCTTTGGTTAATGGTTCAAAATCTTTTGCTGGTAATGGTGACCTGCCTACTATACTAGTATCCCTATAAAATCTATAACTGTTTACTAGTATATTGTTTTCACTAAAGTAGGCTGGTAGTGTTTCGCTCCAAAATGATGGGCGAGGTTGTGCGTGCTCTACCAAATGTTTAGCGGTAGTAAACCCAAACTCTGCATCCTTGCTTCCAACAAACATTGTTAATCCTTTTGTTTACTTGTATCCATTATAATTATTAATCTTCTTATCTATTTACGTTCACTATAATTATTATTAATATTTTTATCTATTGTGTTCGCTAGCGTTATTATTAATCTTTTTGTTTATTATCCTCACTATAATTATTGTTAATCGTCTTTTACATCTGTAGTTCTAGGGTGAAATGGATTTTCATCTCCCCACAACAATCTAGCAATGTCAGCGCCTTGTGTTTCAAACCCTTCTCGCATACCAGTAAGAAGTCTTTGATACTCCACAAATTGATTAATGTAATAATCTCTCATCCCTCTTCTATATTTGCTTTTAAACTTATTTAATTTTGATTGTAAATCTTGCCCTGGGTCGACAGTTGGTGTAAATCTTATTACATCAGCCGTATCGTCAGGATTTATTATTAACTCTGGTCTACCCGTACTCTCAGGTACAATAACCGCTAGATATGATGGTTGTTGTCCTTGTGCTGGAAACTCAGTAAGATTATCCGCTATAATCTTGAACCAACATTTTTCCTTATGAAGGTAACCAAAACCATCTTTGGTTACCTTGTATATAGTAATATCATCAAATTTTTGTAATAAATCTTCCTTAATATTAAACTTACGTTTTACTGGTTGTCCAAGAAGTTCTATTTCGCCCATGGTGCTAAAGGATGGGTGTAGTTGCTTGCTCCATTCTTCCGGGGTAATTATTTCGCCTTCTGGTAACTCCAGATAATAATCAAAACCATTTTTATCATCATATGCTTTCTTTGTTTTTGGTATTAATGACATTAGGTCTAATGCTTTCTCATTTTGCACCTCTACAAATGGTTTTGGTATAACATCTTCTGGTGCTCCCTTAGTCCATTCTGCCGGCCCATTAGTTCTAGTTAAACTATACATCCTTAATAAATCTTCTTTGGTTTGCGCTTCCGCAATCAACTCATTACCACAATTCTTATAATTTTGTTTAAGGTGCACCCTAAAGTCTGAAACCATATCTAATGGTATTGCTTTTGTGCTTGAGTCAAGCAAGTTAGATACTTTTTTTTGTACTCTAAAGGAATCACTATAGCCCCTTTTTTGTATTATGTTTGCAAATTGTTTTTCCCTTTCCTCGGCAGTCTTATCACTAATATCAAACACCTCAGAACGCGCTTTATCGGCCACTTGTTGTGGTGTTAATTCTTGATTATAGGAATAGTTTGTAAATAATCTTGCGACTAACTTGGCATCTTTGTCTAGTCCTACAAGGACTTTTGATTTTTTGTCTGCTGAATCTCTAGCTATTAATGCAGATGCTTGTTGTATTTCTTCTGGTGAGCCACTAGTTACCATTCGTTCAATTGTATCCTTAAGTGGTATACCGTCATGATTAATACTTCTAGCAATATCATATGCCATGCCAGCATCTACAGCTGAACCAGTTCGTTGTGCTTCATCAACTAATACATTGTAATAATCTTTAGCCTGGTCGTTAGTTATATTGGCAGATGAACCACCACTAGCTATTATAAATGCGGTATCTAATGCATTTTCCAAGGTTACTTGTCTCTTGCGTTGTTCTACCAAGTCTAATCCTATTTGATGCAAGAAGTTCGTTTCCCCCACCTTGGCGTGCCATTCAGGTAATGATGCCTCATCTAATGTACCAGCCTTTCTTGCGTTATCCATGCGGATGGTATTGAGATGTTGGTTACCCTTGATCATCATGTCCACACGGCGATATTCATCTGTCATCATCTTGCCGATGGTATTATGTTGTGTTGGCGTAAGCCCTTTGGGTGGATTACGTTCAAAGTTTTCTAAAAATTCTAGTGCTTTGCTTTCTCCAACGGCTCTATCACTAAGAAGGTCACGTATTTTTTTTATATAAGGAGTGCTTTTAAATGTTAAATCTGTCATCTCGCGATAACTGGTTGCGTCTTCTTTGCTAATTAGTCTATTAGATTCAGCTGCATCAATATTGTCTACCATGCGTTCTTTAATCTTTTTAGCATCGTCCGGAAAACCCAAATTTATTTTCTCAGATATTGAACGCAAATCTCTATTAATTTGTCCGTGGAAGTTACCAATTAATTCTTGCTGATTCTTATGTGCTAGCTGTTTACTAAGTTGAAAGTAATTGCTATTATATGCGTCCATTAAATCATGCCTTAGTTTAGAACGCACTCCTTGTGGTGCTGATTGCATTATGTTGTCTAACCCGACCACGCTGTTTTTTTCAAACAATGCTAGTGATTCACTACTTAGTGGTTGACTAAGAACGGTTTCATATTGCTTTTGTAATAATTGGTTAGCAGATTGTACCGCCCCATTGTATGCCTCATTTTCAAATGCCTTTACAAAATGACTATCGGCCTCAGTAAATGCTGGAAACAGTTGTCTATTAGGATTATTAATTGCTTCCTCTTCTCCCTTAAGAGTAGCTAGTTGATTGGCAGCATTTTGTGCTATTGATGCCCCCATCCTACCAATCCACTCAGTACCTTTAGCCATATTATTATAGGTACTTTGGATACCACTAACGATAGGTGCTGGCTCTACTGTATGCCTTTGTTTTTTATATTCTGGTAATTCTGGCATTATATATCCCTATATTGTTATATTTGTGATTACCCATTTAACCCGCTAAAACTTTTCTTACCACCAAGATCGCGCCAAGAGTTGCTAATGTTGCTTCCTGTTATCCAACCACCCTTGGGTCCTGGAGTACTCCTGGTGTTAAGACCAGTATCCCAACCACCTTTGCTAATGACTTGTAATGTATTATTAACACCACCACCATCACTACCAAACGATCCTAACGAATTAAATGAAATAGTATTTAATACCTCGCTCAATAATCTACCTTTTCTTGCATGTATTCTTCCCGTGGTCTCCATGGATGCTAAGGTTTTATTAACATTGATATAGTGCTGTCTAAAGTTTAATGATAACTTGCGTGCCTGCTCATCTTCATTAAAACTAGAGATTGAATTTTGACCTATAAAAAAATTAGATCCTTGGGCAGATGATTGTCCTCGTGCAGCAAATATAGCTCTTTGGCTTGCCATCGTATCTCGTAGTCTTGCCATGTTGTATAAACTTTCTTGACTACTAGCCAATTGTTCTTGCTGCATTCTTAGATCAAGGTCTCTTTGTTGTATTTGTAAACCCTGTCTGTCAATCTTATTTTCTCTCTTGGTTTGCAGTATGTTAGCAACTAATCCAGCTGCTTGTGCAGCTAACAATATATACTGAAACATAGTTTAAATCCTTTTATTGCGTGTATTGTCGATGCTAGTAATATCCTTATAAACCTCATACAATAATTATAAATCAATTATGTAACTTAACCCCACAATGGTCATTGGTAATGGTTGCGATTGGCTAATAACTAGATCTGACACATTTATGCCTGACCATCCTTCCATAGGTGCATAAGTAAATACTTGTAATCCATTAGCTATATCTGGTGCTCCACCTACTACTACTTCACCCAGGGTTTGCGTTGGGATCCCATAACCTTGTACGGTGGCCCCGGCTGTATTATAGTAGCTAATATATACAGTCCTTATATGTTTTGGATTAAACAACATCCCAGGATTTTCTGGTACAACTGGTGGTAATGGTATTAATGTTGATGTATATTGTAGTCCAATATTTATTATAATTGATGGTTTTTCTATAGTAATACTATTGTTGAAGACTGTTTGTGATTTTAACACATTACCATCCCCGACAATTTGTACCACTTGCCCATTCATATAGCCACCCATATAAGATGATAAATTGACGGTAGAAGTAGTTGTACCTGCTGTGCCAAGTAATTGATATGTCATGTCGGTATTAACGTCAAAACTTACCTCTTCTACAAATAATTGTTGCTTCTCGAGATATACTTGGACATTAATGTTGCTGCCTATGGCTATTGCGTCAGAGGACGGCACATACTTGTTTGTATTATTTGCGGCATCACTAAGTGAGCCATAAATACATATTTTCGTTGCAGTAATTGGTACTATAAAATAGAAGCTGCTTGTCGTAACCGTAGGGCTAGTAACTGGTAATACATAGTTATTACCAGTTGGTACAAAGGTGCATCTATAGATATTATTTAATTGTAGGAAACCGATAATGCTGGCAACAACAAAAGATGAATCTGGCAAACTTATACCTGTTATTCTCATGATAACATTGCTTGCCTGTAATACCGTTCTTTCCACCAAAAACCAACATCTATTTTGTGCGGCAGTAACCTTTCTATATAGTGAAGGTACTTGGGTTGATTCATTGTTTTGTCCAGCAACTAGTGAGGTGGTAGTATTAATAGAAGAGAAAGCAAGTATATCTTCCTCCTTGAGGGTTTGCAGTATACACATAGTGCCGTCATTATTAACAAACAGCACATAAAACCCATCTAGGTACTTTGGTTCGGAGAATGCCGTCATATCAACTGGATTCTTAATTAACCCACTTGCAGCAATACTTACGCTATTGGTAACGTAATTGCCTTGGATAAAATCCCACGTCATGGTTATTATGTTGTTACCACTATTATCTACAAAAAATAATTGATTATCAATATATACCGGAGCTAATGGCCCAACACCAAACTTGTTGTGTTCTATAAGCATATAAGTTGCAGGCGCAAGGATTGATTCATTTTGAATTGATGTTGAATAGTTTGCCTTATTAGTATGCACCAATAGAGAGCGCGCTGACGTTATAGATTGAATGTAGCCGCCAGAACCACCAGCTGGATACGAACTAATAGCGTCATCAGCTTGTTCTATTTCTGCGTCATTAAAATCATAAGTGTTATTTATTACCGATAACCATTGCCCGTTAGATATTGATACGCTATTACCATATATCATCCTATTTTGATAATAAGAGGAAACTTTTGGCCATCCACGCGCGTTAGACCACGCTGGCTCTCCTATAAATGCTGTATCTCCAGTAATACCACCAGTATCAGCAAATGCTTTAATAACCGCACCACTAATTAAGTTTGGTGGTGTTACTGTTTTAATTCTAAGGATACCACCGTTTCCGGCAAATACACCACCTACAAGTGCACTATAAAATCCTGGGTAATTAGTATTGCCAGGATTACTTAAGGTTATAGTTACTGGAGCAAGGTTATCTGGTGTTACGTTAGCATCGGTAGCACTTGGGGTAAACACAATATTATTAGAAAAATAATCAGCTCTAAAGTCATAAGCAGGTAGTGTTACAAAATTAATTGCCTGTATAGACCAAACATTGGCTATTGCTATACTAAGGGTGGCTCCTGCTCCTGGTACCGCAACAACTGTGTATGGGTTCATTACTGTCACCGCATCTTCAATTACCCCAAATACTTGGAAGGTAATTGAAGATGGTACGTTTGGCAAACCACTACTGCTAATTACACGCATAAAGTAATACCTGCCCTTATAAATCATCGGGGAGGTTGTTGGGAGTATATCAGTATAGGAGGCACCAAGTTGAACTGGCAGTATTGTGCCAATCACGTAACCAGTTGGTACGTTAGCAGTAAAGATGGTACTATTAATAGTATAGGTAACACTTATTGGAGCTGTATCAACTCTTTTTAATATTTGTGGTTGATGATATCCATCCGTTATAACTACTCTATCTTCTACTTGACTAAACCTCAGGTTAGGTATGTCTGCTTGTTGATATATTGTAGCGATACCTGATACAACATATCCCTCTAGATATATAGATAGTGTTTGTGCCTCCCACACTAACAGATACACTATCTCATAATAAGACATCGCGTAGATTTCTACGTTCATATAATTGTCAGCTGGAGTAGCGAGTATTGTAACTCCTTCTGTACCCCACCTGCGGGTTACGCCACCTTGAGGAATACAAATACAATTAGTTATTTCTTTGGCGGCTTTATAATAATTAGGCCAATCGGTGCGCACCTGAACTCGCGGGTCTAGCTGTCCTCTACTAAAGTTTACTTGATCCCATTTTACTTGTGGCATTATGCATTTCCATATTTATAGCTTTCTATTAAGTTATATGCGTTTTCATTGTTATTTCTTCTATAAAGCTGTTTGTATTGTTATTGTTACTAATTTCTATAGAGTTATTTACATTTTTATTGTTACTGCTTTCTATAGGGAATTTATAGTTGCTGCTTTCTATGATGGTGCATGTTGTTACCATTGTGTATGCATCCTAATATTACCCAGATGCAAAAGAAGATACAAACCTTAAAGCTACCATTGGTTGTGATCTCAATGGGCTTTGTGGTCTATTTTGAGTATCAGCTGCTTGTGCTATGGATAATTCAATTACCCTTTTGCGTTCTAATTCTTGAGTATAATCTGGCAATTGAGCATTACTAAGTGCTAGGTGACATGCTAGTTCGTAACAAAAGTATTTGATAAAGTAAGCTGGCAACATAGTCTCAGGAGGCAAGAAATTATACTCTATATATAAAGGTTGATTGCTGTTGTTGAAACTGGTGTATAATTGTGCATCTTGATATATCTCAAAGTCATATAATTGCGGCCATAAGTGGACCATCTTAAGATAATCAGCTGGCAGGCTGTAAGCGTACGCCCAATAACCACCCACTGGAGTTATATTTAATTTTTGCAAGACGGCAATAGTAGTAGCAAACCGCCAAAATCCAATTGATATTGCCGAGGTTAATAGTAAATCAAACGCTTGGTCGGCACTATTTACTATGTCAGATTGTTGTGATAAAGATGTAATAGGCTTTCTACCCATCAGGGTAAGAGCGTGCGAGATAATCTGTACCCTAGTGAAAGCCATATTACATCCTGTAAATTATATTATTCTATCAATCACATGCTGCAATCTATAAATTACAAACCACATCACTCTGCAATCGTATTTGCGCTAAATGTACGATCAAAAGAATGGATATACAGTGTAATCTATACTTACAAACATTGGTTTAACACCTGCTGCGCCAGTAAATGCTGTGGCAGTTGTTAATACTATATTTTGGTTTGCATTAGCGGCAGCCGGAGCTACACCGTTAGCGGTTACCAATCCGTTAACACCACCAGTAAAGAATGCTGCTGGTACACTTGTAGTGCCAGTTAAAGCATTACCGCCACCGTTATAGTTTAAAAATACTGGTGCTCCACCAGCATATGCAACACTACTAGAGGCTATAGTAAAGCAAACATTATTAACGCTAACAAGATAATTATTTCCACCGTTAACCATAACGACTGGAGTTGCATTAAGAGCTAAAATTTGTGCTGGTGAAATATATATGACACTCTTGGCGTTCTTAACCATTCCAAGGGTAACATTACCATTAGGATTTGCTTGTGTAATAGTAGTAAGTACCGCATATACCGCATAAGAATTGTCTGCATAGCTATATACGTTTATTAAATCTCCAACTTGAAGATCGCTAGCTACCGCATTAAAATAGCTAACCTGATAAATTGCTCCTTGGCTATCGCCGGACGCGGTTGCTGCTGCGCCACCTGGAATTCCGCCAGAGTAGGTTTTAGAAAAATAGTTATATTCACGGAAGCATCCGCCAACACCAATAAGTAGTCTATTACCATTTGAATCTACATTAACAACATCTTGTATGTTATTAATTTCTTCATTAGCAGACTTGGATACTCTTGAAAAATTTTGTATTTGAAAAGGCATTTTATCGCTCCTTGATAATTTAAATTGTTAAAATTTTAATGCTGGATATAAACTATAGTTTACAATTAGTTCTAATTCTTTCGTGCCGGCGGAAATAAATGGTGAACCCGTCATTAAATATATTCCAACCCCAACAATGCTAGATGTAGCATAAGTGGTTACGAAAGGGGCAAAACCTTCTATAGATATACGGCTATTAGTTCCTGTTAATATGGTTGGATTCACATAGGTAGATGCTGGAACAGTTGTGGGCGTACCGCTATCAACATAATAATAACCAAGCCATATGTTTGAACCGCCAGTAAACCCAGCACCATCAGAAGAACAAAAAACAACGCTATTGATTATTATGATTGTATTAGGTACGCCTGCAATTATTTGTATTGGAGTTGTAGATAAATTTAACAAATCATTACCACTAAATGGTCCATGGGTTTCAATCTGATAGTTACAATTAGCAATAGTAGAGAAAATAATTTTTGTGTTTGTTACGGTGCTATTTGTTACAACACTATCTTCCACTGCTCCTGTAACAGCAGGAGCAACGGTTACTGATGCGTTAGGGTTGGCAACAGTAGGAGTTGCGGTAACATTATAAGTTATATATGTGTTATCCGCGGCACTATAAGCATGAATAATATCGCCAACCTGCAACATTCCTGCCGCCAAATCAAAGTACTCGGGGCTAGCTATTGTATCCTGGGTATCACCATCAACAGTAGAAGTGGTAGTTCCTGTATACCATTTAGAGAAATAATTATATGTTCTAAAGCATCCTTTGCAATCAGTCTTAAGATATAATGGATACCCGGGGTTACCAGGAGCAGGAGAAGCAGTATCTATCACCTGATTATTTATTATATCGGTGATTTCCTCGTTAGTCGAGACTGATACCCTTGCTAGATTTTGTGGTTGAAATGCCATTTTAATTTTCTTCCGTGAAACATGTTTTTATTAATTATAGTACATTTACTACAATAACATTGGTTGCAATATTATTCACAACATCATCTTAACTAGGCGTTGTGCTGTAAAACAATGAAAATAAATTACCATACGAACCGTTACCAACATACGTATACATAAACGCCAAATTGGCGGTGTTATATACCCTGTTTGCCATACCATCGATCAAATCATTATTTGCAGCAATTACTTGCACATTAGAATAATTTAGATATCCTGTTGCGTCTTTTATGCATATTTGTTGACCAGAAACTAGTGTTGGCAATATTAGTGATGCGTAATATCCAGATAGTGATGTGTTGGAACATGAATAGATATATATCAGATTGATACTGTTTGGCAATGGTATTTGGTTGCTAGAAATTTGTTGTATCTGCCATGAGTTTGGTGTAGTACAAGGGTTACCGGAGTACCAAGGGTTGGCGCTTGCTGGTGAATAGAAAGTAAATTTGAAAGTTGCGCCAGTACCATTATACACGTACCCTAATGACCAATTGGTCGGCGAGAAATAAAAGGCGTTATCAAAGTAGGGCATTGTTGTTGAGCTGTTATCCCCTATAGTCACTTGATTAACAAGTGGGTTTGGATTGGCCCCTATAAATTGTAAATAAATTGATTGGTTGACCCCTATAGATGGCAGCACTATACGCGCCCCTACTGAGGCAATGTTACTCTTAGCCATACTTAGGTCTATAATAAACGAGTTAATTGCTTGAGGACAAAAACATATGTAATCAAACGTATACAGTGTATATGAAACTGGACATATAAACTTCAATACATGAGTGCTGCTTGCAACACTGGCAGTTATGGTGCCAGAGGTTATTGTTCCGGACACAGCAAGATTACCAGTGGCGATTACATTATTAGCATATAGATTACCAGTAGTACCAATATCACCAGAGGAATCAACGCTAATATTAGAACTCCAACCAGCTAATGCCCCACTGCCGCCAGAAACTAACAATTGTCCGCTTGCACCAGTAGCTAACTGTTGCAATGCACCAGTACTAGTTGTTCCGCCTGTCATTATTGCGTATGGAGTTGTAGCAGTAAGACCGCTACCACCATATTGAGTTGCAATCGCTGTGGCGTACCATGCTCCAGTAGTGATTGCCCCACTAGAATTGATAGCTAAATTTGTTGCTCCGTTATAGTTAAAGTTTAAAATGCTAGAGTTGTTTTCAATATTCCAGCTGGTGCTTGCGTATCCACTTAAAGTATTGCTAGTTGATGTTAATACTATATCGCTGGTACTTCTAACAACAGGATATAATCTTCTATAGGCTTCTTCAACCAACAAGGTGTCAACATTATAAGTTAAATTTTGCGTAGTGCTATCAGCATAAGTGATTATTGGTGCACCAGTTGTTGTGCTGGAACTTATATTCCAATCGGTAGCAAGGATTAATCCATTGTAACCTCCAGCAGCTTTTTGCACCCAGAAGCCACCGTTATTAGTACTATAAGAACTATTAGTAGTTGTTGCATCTTGAACTAATATAACAATATATTGAAATTGCGAAGTATTAGTAATAGCTACAGAACCAGTTTGAGTAGTTAATGCTACATTGCATAGTAACGTTAAGTTAGTAGTGTCGTAAGCAGTGTCAGTATAAACAGAAGCAAGAGTACCACCATAGACATTGAAGTTTATATTGCTTCCATTAGTAGGTATAGCATTTAAACTCCAATAAAATGATGATACTTGAAAAAGTGTACCATAGTTAATCGCAAGCCTTAAATATGAAGTAGTATTGCTAACGTTCCAGTCAGTATGACCGCCATCCCAAACCTTATAACCATTAATACTCCAATTATCAGCAGGATAGCCAGTAAAAGCGGTTGGAGTCATATTACTTGCTGTGGTATTATTTCCAAAAACTATATTACCATTAGTGCCATCAGTATAGCCGGTAGTTATAGACGTTCCTTGAGCTACAGAACTTTGATTTACTAGTATACCAGTTGAAACAAGCAGTGTGGTTATTTGACTTTGTACAGTTGTTAAATCTGTAGTATTTGTCCAATTTGTTCCGTTAAACTTTAATATATTTCCACTGGCAGGTGAAGCAATAGACACATCAGTCCATTTGGTGTTGCCTAGGGCCAAGGTCGACCACGCTAAGGTATTTGTTCCGGTACCAGCCGCTGATGTGTATAAGAATTGATTAGTAGATGTAGCAACAGCAGAAGGTAATGTATAAGTTGATGATGCAGCTAGCGTTGGGCTTGCAAGTGTAATTGAATAAGAGCCATTATTAAGTTGTAGGTTGCCAGTTAGAGATAATGTGCCAGCAGAAGATACTGCCATTTCAGTAGTACCATTGTAGTTATAGTTTAGCGTGCCACTATAATTCTCAATGTTCCAACTAGTAGCTGCATATCCAGTTAATTTGGTAGCAGTGGTAGATAATACAATGTCAGATGAATTATAGATAACTGGATATATTCTTCTGTATAATTCAGATATTGATAATGTCGTTTCATTATATGTTAAAGTGTTTGTTGCGGCATCAGTATATTTTATTGCAGGTTTTCCTGTTGCGGCATCGGTTGAAACTGTAAAATCAGTTCCATTAACTAATCCTGATGTTGAACCTGCATTCTTGAATACTTGCAGCCCTGTAAAGGATACGTTTGTGGCGCCTCCACTTCTCAAAATATGAAAGTATTGGTAAACCGTAGTATTTGTTAATGAATATGATCCAGTATATCCTTGAGGGTTTACGGTAGGAGATGTATATAGTAATGTTGCTCCTGTTACCGTATTAGAGGTGTTTGCATAACATGTGGCATTATTTGAACCATATATATAAAATGTTTGTGTATTACCATTGTCTCCACCTGTAGTAAAATATACACTAACAGCATAACCAGTAACAACTCCAAAATTGAGATTAATCCTATTAAAAGTAGGATCGCCACCTCCGCTTCCTGATACACTGTTACCACCTGATATACTAAAGCCACCAGAAGAAGTAATAGCTGTGATTGCAAATGGTACACTACTACTGTTGTTGATATACATCGTATATCCGTCAGTTCCATCTACGTATGTTGTTGTTATGGTTGTATTTTGGGTCACGCTCGCTTGAGTTTTTACTACCCCTGTTGATAACTGTAAATTGCTAATGGTCGCTTCATCACCAGTTAAACTTGTACTGTTTGCAAACTTTGTTCCATTCCACCTGAGAACATCGCCCGTAGCAAGACTTGACACTGATATATCCGAAATTAATCCGCTAGAAGTACTTATTGTTTCCCACGTTGGAAGTGCAGCCGTCCCATTGGATATTAATGCTTGATTAAGTGTGCCTGCTCCAGCGTTCTGCAGTACGCCAGTTGTAGTAGTTCCTCCGCACAACACTCCGCATGCTGTTGTCGAGGTAATTCCAGTACCACCTTGAGAAACAGTTAGGTTTGTTGTCCAAGTTGGTAATGCAGCAGCACCACCAGAAAGTAGTATTTGATTTGAGACTCCAGTAGTTAAACTTTGATGTGCGCCAGTTGTAGTAGTTCCTCCGGCAATAAGAGCATACGCCGTACAGGAAGCAGCCCCGGTACCACCATATGCAACTGTAACTGGTGTGGCAGCCCACACACCAGTTGTCACAGTACCTAATACTGTTGGAATTTGCCAAGTAGCTGAAGTACCACTTGTTGCTACAAGTGCTTGATTAACTGTTGGAGCAGTAGCAGCACTAACAGAAACTACAGTAGTGGCTGATTGTAGCGCTGTAGCCGTTCCACTAGCAATCGTAATAGTCTTAGTGCTATCGCTAAATGTCGCGCCACTAAGGGTATATGGAGTCCAACTATTTGCAGATCCATACGTTGTGTATACTAATAGTTGATCATTAGTTGGAGCAATAGTCGTGTTAATCCATTTGTTGGTAGCACTATCTTGGTACATAAGCAAACTTCCGCTTACTGGTGTACCAGTAATCTGTGTGTCTGTAGTTAGCCCTGCTAGGGCAGTAGTTCCAACAGATGGGGCGGTCCATGATAATATAGCATTAGTTGTATTATTAAGATTGCCTATTGTTAATACGTTGCCAACCGCCCCCATTGATGTTGGTAAAATATATGTATCATTTTCCGTCATGGTTGCGCCAAGGAAAAAATTAGCGGTTCCAGTATTTAGGTAATTGGTAAAACTTAAAATCCCAACGCCATACATGTTATAACCATTATGCACATATATTGAAGTCGTATTTATACCGTCAGATTGGTTACCTAAAAGCAAACAATAAGGAGCAAAATAAGATTGTCCTGTACCACCATTAGCAACCGACAATGGTAAACTAGGTATAGATGATGTTGTAGCTAAGGTGCCGCTAGTAGGTAATGTAATATTAGTGTTGCCAGTTACATTTAGGGTCGTTGTATACGCACCAGATACGGTAACGCTACCACCAATAGTAATTGTGTTGCCACTATTATTAACACCAGTTCCGCCATAACTAGAACCTATAACTCCAGCGTTCCAAGTTCCAGTAGTAACGGCACCAAGAGTGGTTATTGATGTATTACCAGTAAAAATATAATTAGTCCATTTGCCAAGCGAGGCTGAATACTCAAGTAGATTACCATCTGCTAATGTACCTTCGCTTACATCGGTTAATGACGATAGATTGGTAGGTTGAATATATACTGATAGGGTGCTCCATCCAGTTCCATTATATATATAAGATCCATCGTTGCTGCTTATCGGATCGCCTGTAACTATAACAACATCTCCAGTAAGGATACCTGTTAGTGCGTTACGTTCAGCAATAGTTGCTACAACATTAACAGTTGTAAGAGCAATACTAGGGATTTGAGACAAAACTAATTGACCGTTGGAATCCAGAGCGGCCAATCCATTCGCATTGCTTTTAGATGCTATAAAACTATCTATTTGTGCATGAGTATTGGTGCCAATGTTTGCTAAAGTTGTATGATCTATTTGTTGATTTACCCATGTTGAGGTTGATGAGTTGTAAATTAATCCTTGGTTATTTGCTAGTGTTGATGTTGTTATCGCGCAATCATTTAGGTTGGATAAATCTAATGTAATAGCATTGTTTGTTGTGGTAATACCATTAATAGACTTCACTAAGTAGTTTGGAACGGTAGATGTTGCAATATATCCAGTTGTTAAATCTAAACCACAAACAGGAGAATAATTTTTATAATTAAAAGATAACACAACTGTTAGTGTTGATGTACCGCTATTTACAGGTGTAAATAACAAATGGTAATATCTAAATCCTGAAGGTGTTACAGTTGTATTTCCTGTTGCTGTAATTGTGATTGGTGACGAATTTACTAATGTTAACGATGATAAATCTGATGTGCTTGTGTCATAAAAATTAGTTGTGTTATTACTTCCGTATATATTTAATGTATATCCGCCATTAGTTACAGAATTTACAGTATAGTTGATTTTTGTAAATGTGACAGGATAACAAGCGTCAATATTTGTTCTATATGAATTATTAGCAACACTTATTGTTATCCAATTTGCATAAAGTGAAGCCAAAGGGTAATTTTGATTGTAATTATAAAAATTTAATAAGTTGTCACCAATGTTATTTATACTATTTTTATCAACAAAAGCAGCCAACGAATTTGACAACAAATCAATAGACATGTCTTGTTGTATATTTGAAAGAGGAACTAAAGTGCTACTGTTTAATGGGCAATAGCCGCTTGCCACCCCTTTGTTAGCTATCTTTTCACATGCCTCCAAATCGGTAGTAAGGTTAGTAATTTGAGATTCTGTAAGATTGCTGGCATTCCATGTTCCAGTAGTGATTGTTCCAATGGTTGTGATACTTGATTGACCAGCATAATCACTAGCTATAGATATTTGTGGCGCTGTACCGGATGTCACGCTAATTTGGTGAGTAGTGCCGGTAACACTAGTTATGATACCTTCACCACCAGCCGTTGCCCACGTAAGGGTTGCAGTGTTTCCTAATACGGAATTTAATACAAGCAGGTTGCCAGCATTACCTATTGTAGCCGGCATTATATAATTTATTGTTTCTGTTAAACCATTAGGGGAAGCAATAGAGGTGTAATAAGTATTATTGCTATTAAGTTCTACAGCTGCACACCCAACAGAAGAAATGCCGGCAATATTATTAGAACTATCAATGGTTATACCGCTGCTACCAAATGTTCCTTGCGTATCAATATATATTGCTATACTGTTAGCTACGGTTGTAGACGGGGCATTATTTGTAGCAGATATAATCGCAATACCAACACTATTGTTGATTATAGATATTCCTGCGCCAGCTGCTATCTGATCGTTAACTGGATTATATCTTGCCATGGCGCATCCTTGTGCTAACTGTTAAACATTAAAAATATTGTGGTGATCCTACAATGTTAGACATCGAGAAAAGCCAATTATTTCCAATACAAATTAAATCAAATGATTGATTGGTAATATCAGTCATTACATAACCGTACACCCCTAACCCTGTGGCATCTGTGCCTATACTTATTTGTTGGCCTGCGTTTTGACTTATACGCACGATTGCACCGCTTTGGTTAGAAAAACTTATTTGTTCTCCGGCATTAATAGATGTTGGCAAGAGACAGGTTAAAATAGGTACTTCTGGATCTGGGACTGGAGATTGTGGGGTTGCAGTAATTAGATACCCCATGTTTGATTGTAGTTGATAAACACCGCCTACGTTTTCTTCTACTATGGTATTATCAAGAATAATCCAATCAAATACAGTACCACCAGTACTAACAAGTTGCTTTATTATTACTTGTTGTTTTTTAACATCAATGCTATCTACATAAAAAAAATTTTTACCAGTTTGAAATCCCGTTGCATCCGATATATATATCATGTCACCAATATTCCATTCAGAAGCAACACTTCCAAAATAGTTGTTATTGTTTACAATATCAACAAGAGAATCAAAAGGAGAATAATATGTTCTTATAGCAGGAGCTCCATATTTAATATAACCGTCTGTACTAGATGAAGGGTTACCGCTATTGATAGACAGGTTAACACCTGTATTCATAGTGCTAGTAGATAACCCTAAATTTTGAATATTGAATGCCATCTAGTTTCTCTCTATATTAAATATTGGATATTTGTCGCTCCTGTATAATTATCTAATGTTAACATTGCCAGCTTGTGCTTCATTACAATTGATAACAAAAAAACCTCTATAATCAACAACTATTGCCCCAGCATAAAATAATCCATTCACAAACCAAGTGGTCTCACGTGGCAGGTATGATACCTCTGTTCTCATGTCTTGCCCAATTGCCATACCAATAGCCATCTTATGCCACGCGAAGCATTGGCGTACTGCAGTACCGTTGGTATCAGTAATAGTAGGAAGGCCACCCTCAGACATATCTGGGATCACGCGAATATTCATACCTAATAATTCTTTATAGTTTAATGTTCCATCTACAACTACATCGTTTGATGTATAGAATCGACTTATAATTTGATCTGCTTGTAAAAGATTACGTAAGTTACTACCAGTCATTGCGCAATAACGTTCACCAATTGGTACTGCATCTTGATCGAAGTATGACACAACCGTGCGTAATTTGGAGTAAGTCATATTGGTTTCAGCAGTAATTGCTGCGGTTCCACCTACTGGAATTGGATTGGTTCCACCATTAACAAAATCAACAACATTTGGTTGGTATGATACTGCATTATTCATTGAGTTAATAATAATCTGATCGCTTCTACGTCCAATCGCCATGGCGACAACGAATGCGAGTTCTCTTTTGGTGTCGAAATTTACAGTAAGATCCTGTATACTATCCACACCCGTTCCAGCAGCAAACTTGGTTAGTTGAGCGGTGTATGCAGTGAATTGTGGGTCTTGGATCGCAATAGTATTTTGAAATCCTACAGGGTTAGCAATTACCTGTCCAACCTTTCTAAATTGGCAAGTATTACCTATGACGTCAGTCCTAAGACGAACGGTGTCTCTTAATAGAAATCCGCGGGATCTATATTCTATCTTAACGAGAGCGTCAAATTCTGTTTGTTGGACCTGCGTTAACGATGTACTCATATCTATAATTCCTTTTACAAAAAATAAATAAAACAATATTAATTTTGCAATTAGCAAAATGTTCCATGTTTCACTTATCTTAATTTCTTTTGCGGGTCACAGATTGCTGGGTATCCATAATGGGCCAGCCTTTTATGAGTATCCACATCATTAAACAAGATGCGTGATTAGACAAATTATAATTTAAAAAATCACACCATCAACAAGGATAATAAATTTAAATTGGCATACGCGTGATTCTATATGGAAACAGTTTTAATTATCTTTATACCTTGTACTAACAAAAGGTATAAAGATAATTAAAATTTTTTAGTACATAGACACCAAAAAACATCTAACATGATTACTACCAATAATATTTTAATCAAAGTCATTCTTGCCGGTACCTATTGCTTGTGCAAACTTGGCAGTGATTTGACTTCTATATTGTGGGTCGGTTTGATAGCGACCGTAATTTGCTAACATCTCTGCCTCAATCTCATCTCTTGTTACCAAGTTAACCTTTGGTTTTTGTGTTTCCGTTGGTATCTTAGATAAGGTATTCATGTGCAACTGTCTTACTTCATCCAGCATTTGCACTACTTCTGCCTTGACTGGTAATTTTTCTAATGCCTTCATTGAGCCTTCGCTCAAGTTATTTCTTACCCAATTTTGTAAGGTGGTAATTTTTTGCATACCATCATTACCAAGTTTGGCTATTTCTTCTTCTGGTTTAGATTGTCTTGATTTATCGTACCCAACATATGTATTTAATACCTTAGAGAAAGCATCTTGTTGTATCTTGTTGTCTTTAGCAAACCTAACGAAGTCTTGGATGTGATCATTTTCTTTGTCGATATACTCTTGTGCTTCACCAAAATCATACTCTTCTGGTGCTGCCTTTAGGGTGCCTAATAACTTTTGCGCTTCCTTGTATGCTTTCGCTTGATCGGCCAAGGTTTTATATTTTGGTTCAAGATAATCAGGTTTATCCCCAACTCCTGGTATGCCTTCCGCAAAATACCATGATGGTTCTGGGAGCGCCGACTGTGCTGGATTTATTGTGGTGTTATCGTTTGATTGCGTGCTGTCTGGTTGTCCTATAGTTGCTAGATTTGCGGTTAAATCATCAGCCATGTCTACATCCTTGTAACATTAATTGGTTGTTTATTTTATAGTATGAGGTTTAATATATTATATATTATATGTTATATTGTAGTTTAAATTTAATTATTAGCTAACGTTTACTCTCTTAAAATTATTATAAACTTAAGTATTATAATGTTAATTGTTTTATATGCGTTATAAATAGTATGGTTTATATATATTATAAACCGTTACTAGTACTGCTTCGCTTCATATGTATTAAAGCATTATCCTTAAGACCTCTAATTGCAGCCCTAAAACCTTCCCAATACATACTTAATTGATTAGCGTTTGGATCGCTTGGAGAAAACTTGGCAGGTAGTAAATATTTATCTTGCATCATCTCGTATAGTTTTTTACCATTTGCCGATACAATAAATACCTCATAACATAAACGTTGTACTTCAAAAGTATCCTTTGATGTTTCTTGATTCCAATTTTTAAATTGCTTTAATACTTCCGGTTCATCTTGTGTTATTAATGGATTACGATGTGGTGTATGTCCGTATGTATCGTGCATGACGCCTCCTTTCTAGTACAAACATTATTATTGTTATATTGCATTATTTCATGTTGTTTGGCAAATATAATATCTAGGTGGTAGGTGTTGTAAGAAATCATATAGAAGTTATTACCCACCACCACTATTACCACCGCCTTGTTGTTGTGCCTGGATTTGTGATTGTTGTGCTTCCATCATCATCATTTCTTGCTCTTGGCTCTTCTCTGATTGTTGAGATAAAAATTGTGCTAACTGTTGTTCCCCTACTATTGGATCGGTATCAACACCCATCTTGCTAGCACTCCAATGTGGGAATCTTTCAGGCTTAAGATTAATTAATGCTGCCTCTGGCCCTTGTACTCCCTGCATCAATTGAAACCAATTAATAAAATTTTGAACGTCTTGTTGTCCTTGTGCTATTACTAATGGAGACTTATAGCTTAATTTTATTAATCTATTGTCTACCTTGATTTGTTCTATTAATCCTCTTTTCTCTAATATATAAGACACCCTGTGTAAGACCTTAGCAAGTAATTCATTTTGTAATCTAGTAAACGATGCCCCGATCTCCTCTGCAAGATTACGTTGTCTCAACATCATCTCAGTAGCAGTCCTAGTTGGTTGGTCTTGTGGTTGTCCAATTGGATTTGCAAAAAGCAGTGTATTTATTTGTTGCCTCAGGTCTACAGCCAATGTTTGCACAAAGGTTGGCGGGCTAGTATCTGGGAAAGGTTGAATAGGCCATTGTCCGGCAGCATTAGGAGCTACAGGTATAATTGAGTTAGCTTCCAAACGCATTGTCCAAGGGTTGAACACACCATCGCTGTATGCCATCATAGGTCGCGCAACATTAAAGTTAGCACTAGCAAATTCAAGGCGCATCAATTCATTCAGGGTCATGATACTTGGAAGAGCATCTACAACAGGGCCACGGCCAAGGATCTCATTATTTATCTTAGACCACCTAAAGACAATCCACGGACTAGACTCAAGCCATTCGTCCAACATAAACTCAGAACTATCGCTCTCGGAGAATACTACATACCTATATCTCTTTTTTGGTGGGTTATTTGGAAAGTATATAGTACCCTCAACCAAGGTCTTTATAGTAGCGCTCTTGTCTTCTTGATATAATGCAATCATAGTAGACGTAAGGCGAGCCTTAGGCCATAATTCCATTACATCTTCTATCCTTACTTCATCCCACCACCTATAGTTAGTCTCTAAGGTGTTAGTGATAGTTTCTTCTAGTGCTACACGAGCTAACGGTACACTATAAAATTCTAAGGGGTTGTCATCACTGTTTCCCGGATTGCAAATAAGGCATCCAGTACCAATGCCGAGATCAAAAAATGATTCAGCCACCGCCACATCAAAGTTGCTCTTGCGTAAGTAATAATAAATAGTCTCGGAGTATCGTTGTAAATCCTTATTTAATTGTTCTCTAGCTTCTTCTGGTACCATCTCTCCAGCTTCATGCAGAAACCAGCGAGTTTGTGTGGGGCAAAGACCTGCTTGCATCTTGGATACAAAATTACGTAATGCTGCTATACCTGTGCTATCGAATACCTTTGCGTTTTTTTGGGCACCCTGGTATTGACTTGTCCAATAATACATGTTTCGTGATGGTACGGTATAATGGTAACACGCTTCAAAAAGGGGGGCCCACATGTCGGCCTTGGCTCGCGCTTTCTTATACCGTAGTTTTAATTGCTCTAGTTCCTTAAGCATTATGGATATCCTTATAATAAAAATGAGACAATGGCTAACGCTAGCTACAAATATTTGCGTGCAACTGTAGCAATAATAATTATAGTTGTAGTTTTCTAACTGTATTAATTATAATAGCTTTAATATAATTGGCCTGGTATTAGATGTAGCAACTGTCAAGAATTTCTTGACAGTTCAAATGGAAGTTCAAAAAAAGCAACTAGAAAGCAAAAAACCATAGATAGAGAGCACCAAATAAACAAAAAATAAAAATAAATAAAAAATTATCGACCCAGTCTACCTTGTAACTCTCTCTCCATCTCGTCTTGATTTATTGGATGCGATATAGATGGTACAACCATAGGGCTTATGCGTGCCACCGTTGTTCTACCTCTACTAATAGTAGTGGCAGTTCTATCATATCTTCCCATTGTTCCATTAAAAGTTGGTCTAGATGCATCATCATATCCAAATAAACCACCCAAAGAACGTTCACCACGATAATTTCTTGTGGCAATAGATGCATTAGTTCTATGCGGTCTATTAGTTCTATTTGATGTTTGATTATGTTGTGCACTTCTAGATGGTCTAGAAATAGGAGCTGGAGTATATGATGATGGTTGTGAGGGCATATAGGGAGCTGATGCAGAACCAAGAGGAATAGATTGTTTATTAGATTGTGTTTTATTTGATGTTTGCGCTATTTTACCCTGATTACGCATGTGTTCTTCTACATTAGCACCAATTACTCCACCCATTAGAGCAGCCGTAGGATTATGTACTATAGGTCTAATAACATGTTTTTCA